GGTCTAAAAATCCATTTGTTTTTGCCATTTGATAATCGAACCATCGAACGGCTTCATCTTGATCGCCTGCTTCTACTTCGATCTCTGTATAAAAAATATATTTGCTAGTCATTTAATTCACTATCCAATCCTACATAAACTGTTGTCCAAAAATCCTCTGGAATAAATCTATGTCTTTCGGGATTATAGGTAGGGCGAACCTTGCAAGCAAACGCAAGATAACCTTCGGGTGTAGAGTGTCGCATATCCTTACGGAAATCTGCATATTGGATTATGCCTTGTCCTTTTGAGGACTTTACATATTTGCCTTCTAAGGCTTCTGAGATTAGCATATTTGCTACCTTCTTTCTTTATTTAACTTGATACTAGTATCCTATCAGATACCACCGACATTATCAACACGACACGCCGTAACCGATAGAACTTTCTTTATTTAATTTTTCTTACTCTGTAAGTCTATCCTATTAGTCTAAAAATATCAACTTACTAGCGAGTAGTCTTAAATAATGAGACGCTCAACCTGTGTGATAAAAATCATAGTGTGGCGACACGCCCGAGTGCGACGTCGCAAAAATGAGCAGTTTTTATTCTTGCTCAGGAATTTTATTTTTATTTAATTTGTGAATTTAAATTTTTATATTCTGTTTTGATATCAACATACATCCAATGTAGTCCAATCATTGCAGGAACAAACAAAATTATTTGCACGAGTGAAGTTATTAGTCTAATCATTATTTTACATCTCCTCCTTCATCATTTCCCCAGCAAGCCAACTCAAAACGATTTGGCGAGAAGTTCTTATTATCTGCAAAAAAGAAATCTGAGAAGTCAATTACTAGATCGTGAAATACATCTGAGTCAATTCGATTTCGATTTTCATTTAGAATATCTGCTACGCTTACATAGTCTTTACGGCTCATCATTAGGCGTTTACCTCTTTCATCATTTCGATATTATTTTTAATCATTAGGTAAGCAGTTGCACAAGTGTAGCAATACTTTTCTGTCGGGATACCACCTAGCATAAAGGCATCTGTGCCACTATAAACTAAGTTTGTGTTTTCGCAATTTATTACTGAGCAGGTTTTCATTATTCTAGTTCCACCTTTGCAAAAGTATTATTTTGATTTAATTTATTAAAGATATCCTCATTAAGAAGAAAAGACTCAAAAATCTTTGCAAGAAATTTCTCGGGATTTTCTAACGCAAGAATTTGTTTAGAAGTGCGATGGTTTTCGTCAAGGGTAGTAACGAGATTTATAGAGTGTTTAATTTGTACCATTAGTTAGACACCAACGCCTTTCCGTGAAGAATACCCGATACGCCTAGAGCGTCGCAAGATACACGGACTGAAATACCTACTGGCAACTTAGTAGGATACTGGCTAATGAACTGAGCCACAGCACCCTTAGAGGGTAGAGGGATACGGGTTTCTGTTCCCGAGAAGTTTTCGATTTTTATAGTGTAAGTCATTTTGACTTCCTTTCTTAGTTTTTTTATTAGGATTATTTTATCAGTTAGCACCGACATTGGGCGGGGAATCTAGATTACTTACCTAGAGTCCATTTAGAATAGACAGTACCTCTATCCTCATCATAGAACGAGAACGATTTGATATTCTGTTCACATACTTCACAGAAGGTAAAGTAATCGGCAGAATAGAAGTCGTGTGCTACTACTGAGATAGCAGACTCATTAGGAATATGCTTTTCGCATACTGTATTTTTTGTTAGTGTAGTCATTTTGACCACCTTTCTTTAGTTAGTTATTTATTCTTATTTAATTGTTATGACTGTAAGTCTAGCATAGATACCCTGAAAAGTCAAGGCGACACGCCGTATCTAGAATGTGATTTAGATCACACCTAGAACCTTTAAGCGGAAGAAGTTATCCACATCTCTGAGGGTAACTGAGGACATATCCTGACAATTCGGACATCCAAATTGAATAGGTAGATCAGTGAGCGAGAACTCTAGATCAGTTTCTATGCTTACCTTACAGGTAGAGCAGATGGCAGATTCTAAATAGAATCCGTTAGGGCAATCAGTGTGAACTTCACACTTACCCATCTTTATTACTAGTGACATTTTATTGTCCTTTCTTGTTAATAACCTTTATTAACTTTCTTTATACTAGAATAATAACACATTAAATCCCAAAAGTCAAACGACACGCCGTATTTCGCAGATGAACAGAAGATGAACAACAATGCACATAGTTATCCACAGGCGACGTGCAATGTCCGATTTGTACTATATGTCTTGTGGTATAGATCACATGCGACACGCCGTTCTAGGACTTGACTTTTTGACTAATGTATGTTAGTATTACTACTATAAGAATTAAATATAGATAAAGGTTATTGAGCCTACCAAATAAATCGAACAGATGTTCGAGTGAGCGTAGCAAATAAGTGACCTAAATCACATAGTCTGAGCGTCTTAGATTATGAGATTACTAGTAAGTAACTTGATATTTTTGAGATATTCTGTTAGACTTACGAAGTAAGAAAAATTAAATATAGAAATCCTAGTGAGCCTGTTGAGCCTACCAAATAAACCGATTATCGGGTGAGCGTAGCAAATAAACAGCAAATAACCTAGGCAAGGAAAAGCGGTAGACAAAGTGTCTATCTATTACAAAGAAAGGTGGTTCACAAATGAACTACACTACATACTACAATGAAATCCGTAGCGATATTGCTAAGGAGTTTGGTCTAGAGGCTGCTGGTTATGCTCCTGCTCCTACTATGCTACCAATTAGAATTGCTCAACGCATTACTAACAAATATCCTAGCATAGACAATGGTTCTCGCTGGGGTGCAACTAACCCTAAAGCGGTTCTAATCGCTAAGCGTTATATGTCCCTAGTGATGGGGGTTAAGTAAATGAATAAGATTATTATTACTATTGCTATATCATTATTACCATTAGCAATCGTTACACCTAACGCTCACGCTAAGTCATGTGGTATTTACTATACATATCACACAAGCCATGTGTCGGGGCATACAACAATGCGACATGTCTATCGTTGTTCTAAATAAGGAGAATTAAATATGATTAACTCAATGTATGTTCACAAATGCGAATCATGTGGAGACACTGGTCTAGTTTATTTTGGTGACAAGGAAATCCATATCGATCCATGTGCATGTCCACCAATTCAGTAGGTGGGTACTAGATAAATCTAATGAGCACTCGATAAAAAAGTGCTCACTATTTTTTTGGTTTTTATTTTTTAAATATGTGTATCATACATCTGGTAAAAATATTCAGATTTTCACAAAACCCAATTTTTAATTTTTTTCAGATTTGAGGTATAATAAACATATGGGAATATTAGACAATTTAGAAAACTCAAATTTCGACTGGGACAAAGAATTAAACTTTGAATCCAAACCTATTCAAGTAACAGATGCTATGGGTAGAGAAATTTTTTGGGAAGATCTAGGAAGACCTACTCAGCAATAATTTCTTCTTCAACAACTTCATCAACAACAATAACGCCATTGATTCTTAGTGTTTCATACATAATGTTATTAACAATATCCATTTGAGGGGTTGTTCCTTCAATCATTTGAGCAATCTCTTCATCTGAGATATTTGCTTGCTTAGCCAAACCAACATTAAGATCAACAATTGTCTTTGTCATTAATGCAATTACTTCTTCTTTCTTCATTTTTCACCATTTCTCTATTGGGCATTTAGCCTGTGCTAGGGTTGATTTAAGTTTCATAAAACAACCACATTGTCTACATTTTGCTAATCGTTTATTAAACCATTCGCATTCATTACATATTTTCAAACGGGATTCAATTAACTCTTGATCACTTCTTGGCTGATTAGGATCAAACAAATCAAAAAATGTAACATCTCTAGGTTTATCTTGATTCATCAGCCATACCTACTTCCACTCTATCTCCTGCTTATATGTAATAGAGTACTCACCTGTGAATATCTCTGCATATGAAAGTATATCAGATATATACCTCTTGACGGTATTTACACCTACTTTGTCTGACAAATATTTTTTACCGTCGATAATTGGTTTATGTACAATACCCTCAGAAATAAATGCATCATTAAGTGTTTGAATATATCTTTCTTTGCCGAACCTTTTAGATGCAAACTCTTGTCGCAAATATTTTTCACGCATAGTGTTATCTAATTTTATAATTTCTTCCGTATTGGACAAAATATAGGAAACACAATCATGCTCCATCCTAAGAGACCAATTTCGCATATTGTCTCCGTACTTTTGCATGTTTTGCAAAGTAGAGTCGGAGAAAGCCATGCGTATTTTGTCATCAGGAGATGTTGGAACCTCTGTTGCAAACGAAATTAAAAACGCCGTTGCATATGGAAACTTTTCATAATACTTATCGACTTTATAGTGTTGATTTGGATTAAAAGATTCTAATGAATTGTTATCTTCCAGTAATCGCATATGATTTCCAATTGAAACATATTCCGAACAATTCATATCTACATCGACGAACAAACACTCTTCTGGATTTACCCCGTTGGCGAGACATAAAAGATTTTTATCATAAGTTCCAACTACTATCGAACCATTAAAGCGGTTAAGTAATTTTGCCGAAGTAAAACCATCCATATCTGGAGATATTATAATGTTTTTAGAAAACTCTAACGTATCTAATATTTCTGTTTTCATTTTTTAAAAACTCCTTGTATAATAATACAGTTATGAATACTCAAGACTGGCTTGGTGTAATACTTACTACACTATCAATTGTAGCACTAGTATGTGGAGCAATCAAGTGGTATATTGGAACCCAAGTAAAACCAGTTATAGAAGCAATTGAAGATATTCGTTCTGAAACAAAAACAAATGGCGGATCTTCAATGCGTGATGAAATTAGATCAATTAAAAAACAACAAGAAATTGATTGTGTAATTAGACAAGATCAAAAAAATAAATTAGATCATATGTACGATATTCTTTTAGAATATATTTCTAAAAATTCTAAATAGTTTTTACTATATATAATATATAAGATATAAACACTTTAAAGATAGTTCTTTTTTCTTATATATATTAAAGTATACACCATTGATTTTTATGCTTATTAATACAAAAGTATATAAAATGGACAAAAGGTATTGTAACAATTAGGTAAACTTTTTAAAAACAATAAAATTATGTCCGTTTTATACTGATATAGTATATATTTATTAATATTTTAATAGGTGGTATAATAATTTGTATTATGACTAACTGTTGTGGACCTGAAGTTTTTGGTGCTGATCCCATTCACATTAAATGGAATGTTGTTAGAGGAGATAAAGCATCTATTCGTGTTGAATTTCTTGATAATGATGAAGTAACTTATTTTTCTATTGTTGATTGGACTTTTCAATCTTTTGCCTATGATCCAAAAGGAGATATCATTGATGAGTTATCTGTTATTCCTGGAAATGGTTATGTAGATATTGTTGCACCTTCTGATTTAACACAATATTGGGGAACTGGTTATACTTCAGTTGTTGCAGAATTAACTTTTGATCTTCAAGTAACACTTGCAGACTCTACTGTATGGACACCAATTATAGGTGCTATAAGGGTCTTAGGAGATGTTTCAGGAGCAGGTCTATAAGTGGCTGTCATAAAAGTTTCCAACACCCCTAAACCTCTTCCAGCAATTATTCGTATTGGCAAAAAAGTATTTAAAATAAATAAATAGTATGAGATAATACATCTATGGCTGTTTCTAAATCTATGGAGTTCCCTGGTGTTCAAAAATCAAGTTATGCAGCACAAGTTCAACAAAGTCAGCCAAGTGATTATCAAGAAAACACCTTATCTTTTTTACCCGTACCTGGACCAGTAGGACCACAAGGCCCATCAGGCAGAGACGGTAAAGATGGTAAAGATGGAGTTCCTGGAGAAAAAGGACCAGAAGGACCACAAGGCAAACAAGGTCCAAAAGGAGAAAAAGGTGCTAATGGAAAAGATGGAGTCAGTTCATTATCTTCTGCTGGTCAACAAGCAGGTTGGGCATCTTATTTTAATAAATTAAAAAACATAACAAAACTTGGAGTTACTCAAGGTGATGACGGATGGGTTACAGTTTATATAAATTCTGAAGGATCTGAAAATGAAACTTACTTACCAAAAGATACAGTAAGTCTATGGAATAACCATGCAAGAATGTTAAATTTTAAAGGCCTTAAAGAAGGTTCTCAAGTATTTATTACATATAATTTTGAGTTGACAACCTATACAAGTAATACTGAAGTTTGGATAAGAACACTTTTTGCAAATTCAAATAGAGAAATCTCTCAATTTGTTGCATCACTTAAATATCAACATACGTATCCAATTTCTGTAACTCAACAGATATTTATTGAAGATCAAAAGATGTGGGGTAATGGGGCATATCCACAAATTAGAACAGATTATGACTCTTCTGTTATTATGAATTCTATATATGTCAGCGTGGTATAATAAAACCATGGCTTTTCCAGGAGAATTAAATTTAAATTATTATAAGGGCGATACCCAAGAATTTGCTATTTATCCAAAACAAAATGATGGATCAGCATTTAATATGACTGGGTTTACTATTAAGTTTGCTATTGCAGAAACTAGAGGAGCAACCTCATTAATTGAATGCTATGCAAGTATTGATTCCCAAGACCCATCTATTGGAAGATGTGCAATTACTCCAGCAAATGGTGCAAGTTTGATTGCTGGAAAACAATATGTTTACGATGTTCAAATTTCAAAACCCTCAACGCCATATCCTCTAGTTTATACAATTTTAACAGGAACGGTTTCTGTAACTGATCAAGTTGTTCGGTTTACCCCAGGTGCATAATGACAAATTTATTATCTGTTGATCAAATAACTGTTTTAGGTGGTCCATCAACAATAGATGTAAATTTAGATTTTGGTCCAACTGGTCAAAGAGGTAGTTTTTGGTTTGTTGGCAATGGAAATCCAAATTCACCATCAACAACAATTGGTCAAACACCCAAAATATTTGACATGTATATTAATTTAGATAATGCAGATACAGAATATTTGTCTTTGTATCAATATCAAAATGGTGTTGGATCTAATAGTTGGGTAAAATTGGTTAATCTTATACCAAATATTTTTAGTAAAAATCTTGCTGTTGAATTTAATGCTGGTAATACATCTATAAAAATTCCTTTAATCAGTATCCTTCCAGAACAAATGGTTGGGTCTGCGGTAGTAACTAATTTTAATGTACAGCACTCAATTGTAAATTCAGTAAACCCAATCTCATCAACTTTAAATATTCTTAACATTATAGAAGACAATGGAGTACTTTCTTTAAATATTAGTTTATCTGCAATTCAATATAATGGGTCATCATGGGAAAATCTAACAGGACAAAGAACAGTTCATTTGTTTATTTCTGTGGTATAATTTTGTGGGAGATAAATAATGGCTGATGATATTAATTTAAATGGACCCTATAATACAAAGGTTCCAAGTTATAGTGAAACTGCTGATATTCAGCAAGCATTAAAGTTATTTTTATATGGATCTTTAACTCTGCCAGCAAATCAATCTGAAATATCTTCTTCTTCCATTGCTGGTCATTTAAAGTATTTGCAAAATCAATTAGATATTTTAAATTCTGAAGGAATTGGATCTTCTATTTCAAATACAAGACCAACAGGTGTTGTAAGCGGACATATTTGGGTAGATGCAACTTCATCTGTTACTTCAACCCCTCTATATTCTGCTGCAACTTATAGATCATATGCACCAAATAGTCCAACTACGGGAACTTTGTGGGTTGATTCAGACAGTTCTCCTTTAGCAATTTACGTGTGGTCAGGTACAGCATGGAGAAAAATAGGATTATGATTACTGATAACAATGTTGAAGAACAAAAACTGCGTGAAAGTGGTATTGCTAAATTAATTGCTACTACTGAAATTACAGAGGCAGAATTAAGAGCATTGGGGATAGTATCAAATGACAACAACTAACTCAGATGGAAAACTTGCATATGTTTATAATCAAGCAAACGACACTTGGTATGCATTAGGTGCTGCAGTAAATACTGCTGCTTCATATACATGGAGTGCAGATCAACATTTTAATACAGCAGTAACTTTTGATTCAGTAATCAATGCAAAAGCAGGAATTAATAATTTTCAAAATCCAACTGCACGGACAGCAGCAATACCATCACCAACTAATGGCATCGTTTGTTTTATAAGACAAAAAGATGATGGAACAGTTATTAACCAACTTCAATATTATTCTAATGGTGAATGGAGATTCATCAATGACTCAACAACTTTTCTTTTAAAAACAGGAAGTTATACAATAGCAAAAGAAGATGCTGGAAAAACAATTTATGTAACATCTTCTTCAGACTCATTAATAACAATTCCAGCAAATAGTACAACACCATTTGTTATTGGACAAAAAATTGAAGTAATTAGAAATGGTTCTGGAAATGTTTCATTTGTTGGTGATGTAGGTGTAACCATTAATAGTAAATTTTCTAATAAAAAAATTGCAGCACAATATTCTGGTGCAGTAATCGCAAAAATAGATACCAATACTTGGATTCTTATTGGCGATTTGACGGCGTAGGTTTAAAATGTTAAATTTTGGATCTTGGTCTTCAAAAGGAATGGTAAAGGTTCCAAATGTTTTTGGAATGTCAAGATCCGATGCCGTAGCATTAATATCAAGTTTGGGTTTAATAGCATCAGATGGTGTTTCAACAAATACAAATATTCCATCTCTTGCAAATAAAATTTCTTCTCAGTTTCCAAATCCAGATGATTTAGTTTACTATGAATCTACTGTTAGTTTAATTTATTATAATTATGTTCCAACTCCCACTCCTACTCCAACTACCCCCACCCCTACACCGACTACCCCAACGCCAACTACACCAACTACACCAACTCCAACACTAACTCTTCCAACTCCAACTCTTTCAGTATCAGCAATGGGGTATTCTACATACCCACAAATGTATGCAAATATTACTGTAGGAAACTATAACTACTTAAATACATACTCTTCATCACTAGGAAGTCAAAATCAAGAATTTAAAGAAGAGTGGAACTTAAGTGGATTAACATTGGGACAATCTTATACAGTAACAATAACTTCTTCAAGAAATGGATATGCTTCTTCAAGTGCAACTATTACATTTGTTGCATCAACTTCACCAACGCCAACCCCAACGCCAACTCCTTTACCTACTCCATCTAACCCTATTTGGTATTGTTCTGGATTAGATTACATTGATGGTAATTTTCAATCAACAATACAATCAGCAACAAATCCATCAACTAGTGTTTGCAATTCTTATATCATAAATTGTTCAACTTCTGGATATCCATCTTATCCTGTTACAATTCCATCATGTACTCCAACACCAACTGCTACTCCAACACCAACTGCTACTCCAACACCAACTGCTACTCCAACACCAACTGCTACTCCAACACCTTGTGTTGCAAATTGTCAACCAATAGCAGATTCAGCATATTGCCTTAATGTAAATGCACAAGGATATGGTGATGTTTATGAAAGACAAGAAGATGTTAATTATTGTGGAGGAACTTGTCCAGATCTATATCTAGGAAGATCATTCTGTGGTATTCCAGCAACTCCAACACCAACTGCCACGCCAACTCCTTCTGCAACACCTACACCATCTACGCCAACACCTACAGATTCTCCTTCTCCATATAACTTTGCTGTTTATGGACAACCAGGATTTAAGTTTTCTGCTTCAATAAATGCAAATACTGAAATTTTAATGTCTACAGTTGCTGGTCAACCAGAAACACTAAAACGTGCAATAGATTTAAAGGTTGGAGATAAATTAACAGCATTAGACCTTGGGCCAACACCAGAAAATGGTGATTGGAGAACTTGGTCTATGGCAAACAGTATGAGTATATTAGATGCCAAAGTTGTTGAAACAGAAATTGTAAGTATAGACATTGTCCCAGAAACAACATTTATTTATATTGATGGAGATTTGTTCTCACAAACTCACTGGATTTTAACTAAAAAAGATGGCATAGTTAAATTTACCAAGGCTACAGAAATAGATAATACTTATCAAAGATATCACTATAAAGATAATGATTTTGTAGACATTATTCTTGTAGAAACTCTAGAATTACAAATGGATAAAGTTTCAATTAATTGTGAACCATATGACAATTTCTTTACACAACAAATGCTTGTTAAGGACTACTACCAAAACAAAAAACCAATAGTTTAATTTTTTTTATGATATAATTTTTATAAAGAAATGAGAAAATATGTCTAATGATAATCAAGTGAGGCCTTGGGATTTATTAAATCCAAATGTTCCAAGAGCAAGTGAAGACTTAGCAAATGAAAGGTATTCAATTTGTAAAACTTGTCCAGAATTAATTAAACTAACATATCAATGCAAAAAATGCGGTTGTTTTATGAAAGCAAAAACAACACTTCAACAAGCAACATGTCCTTTAGGCAAATGGTAAATGAAAAATAATAAACAACTTTATTTTTTACATATTCCTAAAACTGGAGGAACTTCGGTTAATGATCAAATAGAAAAATCATTAATTGAAAACAATATAAAAATATATCCACCAACAAGTCCACCACATAAAAACAATATTAATGAGTACAACTATATAAAAGGTCATTTTGCAAGGTATCCAATTAAAGAAATAAAAGATTTAGATGTTGCTTGTTTATTTAGAAACCCTATAGATAGAGCAATAAGCACCTTTTTATTCATATACGACAAAACTCTATATGCAAATCCTGAATACAAAAAAATACCAAACTTTGTTGATAAGTTAAGATATTATTTATTTGAAGATGATTATTATGTTAATCATAGAAATATACAATCTAAGTTTGTTTGCACTGAGCCAACAATAATAAAAATAAACAACGAAAGTAATAGTTGGTATAAAAAAATAAATAATAGTTGGGGCCTTGAAAATAATGAAATAACTTTTGATTTAGCAAAAACTTTTGTTGACGAATTTAAAATAATAGGAATTACAGAAAATCATAAAGAATTTATGTATAAAATAAAAAAATGGTTTTTATTAAACTATAACATTAATATATTTGAAAATTTTAATAATATTGTGTCTAATAAATCTTTTGTTATATATGATAAAATTGAATATACAAGCAATACAATAAAAAACATGTTAACAGAAAATGATTTACAAAAATTTAAAAATAACAATTTAATTGATTTAGAACTTTATGAATATATATGTCAAAAATTAAAAATGGAGAAAATAAAAAATGCGTAAAATGGAATTAGCACCAGGAATAGTGGTTTATTCTGATGTACTTAGTAATTCAGAAGATCTTATTAATGACATTGAAGAAGGAATTGTTTCTGCACAATTAAAATGGTATTCAGCAGGAGTAAATGGTGGAGAAAATAAACAAATAAGAGATACAGACTCTATTGCAATTCCTTATATTGACCATATTGATGAAAATTTTTTAGACCTTAAAGATACATTTAAAAAAACACTGTCTAATATTTTTTATTCAGAAATAGGACCTTTAGAAAAAGATTACATGATGTTTTATGGAGTTAATGCTTTAGAGCATGACTCCTATGAAATTTTAAGATATGGAAAAGGTCAACATTTTCTAAATCATATAGATGATGGCCCCATTTACCATAGAAGAATTTCTACAGTTTATTATTTAAATGATAATTACGAAGGTGGAGAAATTAATTTTCCAAGATTTAATATTTTTTATAAACCAAAAGCAAATGAGTTGCTTATATTTCCATCAACCTATGTATATCTACACTCAGTTTCTGAAGTGACAAGTGGAATAAGATATGCTGTTGTAAGTTGGATTAAATAATGGAAAAAATATTTATTAATATTCCATGTTATCAAGATCCAGAAATTTGGGAAACAATTTCTAGTTTTTTAAATAATGCAGAACATCCAGAAAGAGTTTATTTTGGAATAACAAATCAAACAAACAATTTTAAACTACATGAAGAAGTTTTAGAACGCTTTCCAAATGTTCAGATGCATCTTTTAGTTCCTGGAAGTTTGGCAGGTTGTCAACCAGCAAGACTCAAATCTCATGAGTTTTATAAAGAAGAAGAATATTATTTAAATATGGACTCCCACATGAGAGCAATTAAAAAATGGGATACTTTAATTATAAAAGAATTAAATGACATTGATAAAGAATATGGTCCATCAGTTTTAACTGGTTATGTTGCAGCATACAATAAAGATAGTGAAGGAAATGATGTCGTAGAGAATGTAGACTATACAACAGTTTTTCATATGAATGAAAAAAATATAGAGCATTTTAAAAAAAATAATATTCCACAATTTATCTCGTATACTCATAAAACAGACAAACCAATACCATCTCCATATATTTCTGGTCATTTTTTCTTTACAACAGGACAAGCATTAAAAGATGCACCATTTGTTAAAGATATATTATTTACTGAAGAAGAAATTTTTATGGCTGTAAGATTTTTTACTGCTGGCTACAATTTATTTCAACCAACAAAAACTTATGTTTATCATAGATATGGAAGAAATGGAAGAAATTTGTTTTGGGAAGATTTTCCAGAAAATTGGTATAAAAAAAATGAAGAATCAAAAAATTTTGTAAATTATGTTTTTTTAAATGAAATAATAAATAAAGAAAATGGACTGTTAAATAAAAGAACATTAACTGAATTTGAAGAATACTCTGGCATAAACTTTAGAAAAAATACATTATCAGAAGATGTTATTAAAGGTAAAATAAAATAACCCCAAGATAATGTCTTGAGGTCACTTTATTATTTTTATAATTATTTAGGAAATTTTTTCATCCATTTTTTTGTTTCGGCAGTTAATCCATGCCAAGAAGACCAGTTTTTACCACCATCACTCATATAGTACGCTATTTGTGAATTTAATACGGGGTTTAAAAGATCAGCATTAAAATTAAGTCCAAAGAACTTTCTTCTGTCTGGACCTAAATCTCTAATCATATTAATTTGAAATAGTCCAAAAGATGAATCTCCTGTTTTGCCATTACCATTAAATGCCAATGGATTACCATGAGTTTCTTTTTTTGCTATAGCCCAAGCCTGAACTAAATGTGTTCCACTAAAGCCAACAGCCTTAAGAAGTTCTTTTAATTGTATATCTGTTAATTTTGTTGAATTCTGATACTTTAATAAAGTACCAGCATTTTTTGTTAAATGTGCAATATTTTTTGGTCTAGAAACCAAAAAAACCGCCTTAGCGGTTGTTGTAGCAGAAACACTAGTAATACTAAGATTATTTTCACTAGATAAAGCATTTGCTCTATTCATAATCATAGTAGCACCAAGTACAAATGCGAGTACCCCTATTAGAAACTTTTGATCATTTTTCATAGTTTCCTCCTTAGAAAACAATAACACCCTGGTAGGTGTCTACTGACAAGTATAACACAATTTATTTTTAAAAGTCAAGTTACGATGATGGTATAATAAAGTATTATGGCTACAGGAAATACTTCAGATGGATTGCTTAATCTTCCATACCCACTTTCAAATGATCCAGTTAATGTTCATGGAGACATTGAGCAATTAGTATCAAGGTTGTTATTAATTTTACCACCTCTAGGTTTATCTCAATTTCATTTATCAGTTTTAAATAATAGTGGTCAATCTTTGCCTGCAGGAACACCAGTATATGCAACAGGATATAGTTCACAGTCATCAAAAACAACTATTGCAAAATCGCTTCCAAATACACAACATCCAATTTTAGGTCTTTTAAAAACTTCTATGGAAAATAATACAGAAGGAGTAGTTGTTGTTGCTGGAGTTATGGATCACATAAATACATCAGGTTTTAATAATGGAGATGTTTTATATGTTGGTTCTGCTGGCGGTTTGTCTAATTTACAAAGCGGTGGAGCAGTTGGAATTGTTGCACATTCTTCACAAGATGGGGTAATTATTGTCGCAGCAAAAGGAAATGGAACTTGGGGGGCACTTAAGGCTGGATTAGCCTAATAGTGATATAATTATATAATGGCAACTACAAGAGGTTCTCAATCATCATACGATATAGGAAATAAACCACCCACTGTTCTTTGGACTGTTGTTCGTGGAGATACCTCTGGCTTTAAAGTATATGCAACTGATGATGCAAAACAACCATTGCATATTCCTGATTGGGAAATTGCTATGAAAATAAAAAGACCAAATAGCCCTGCCAATCTTGGTATTATAACAGATGATGCCACAGTAATTATGCATTTACATCCAAGACCAGATGATAATGATTTAATTGGTGAATTTACTGTTTGGCTTACTGCAGCAGAATCTGTACAACTTCAAACAGGAGACATTTTTGATATTCAGTTATCTGACTCAACAAGAGTTTGGACTGTTTGCCAGGGTAGCATGAAAATCCTTGAAGATGTAACAGATTAATGGCAACAGCAATAATAATAAATGAATTAAATCATAAAACTAAATTAATAAAATCATTTGACTATTCAATAACAACAATAAAAGATCCTCAAAGATTTGTTGAAATAAAAGAAATTCTTCCATTTCGTGTAAAGTTTTCATCAGTTCAAATTCAAGATGTTCGTGGAATGATTCCAGCAATTCCATTGCAAGTTATTGGATATAGCAACTATATTCTTTAACTAAATAAATAAAAAGGGGTGTTATAATTACCACATGACTAAAATATCCGTTCCCGCAGTAAAAAGTCTATTTCAAACAGGTGATAGACCAACTCAAGGAAATTACGAAGATTTAATTGATACACTGTCAGCCCAATCAACTGATTTGGGAACATCAGGAAATAATGAAAATACAATCAATGGTATAGAAAATTTAACTGTCGTTGATAATTTTGACGCTACAGTTTGGCGTATGGTTAAGTATATTGTTTCAATATCAAAAACCTCTGCAGGGGACAATAAATTCTATGCTACAGAGTTAACAATTTTGGTTGATGGACAAAATGTGTCTGTCAGCGAATACGGCACTATCGACAATGATGGGAATATTGGCACCATTAATGTCTCTCGCACTGGAAATACCGTGGCCTTAACAGTCACTCCAGACCCTGCGATCAAGCCAGTCACTGTACGTTTTGCACGTATGGGACTTAAGGCATAAACAAGGAGATAAAAAAATGGCAACAGTAAATAAAGATTTTAAAATTAAGAGTGGGCTTATCGTTGAAGGTACAACAGCGACAGTTAACGGATTTGACATTCTTACAAAAAAGCAGGGAGACCAAGATTACATTGTTAATCTTATTGGTGGAACTGCTACATCAGCAAATACTCCAGATACCGTCGTAAAGCGTGATGAACTCGGTAACTTTGCTGCTGAAAATGTAACAGTAAATACACTTTATGTTGGTGGTTCAACAGAAAACGGTATTGATGTTGTTAATGGAGATACAGAGATTGGTTCTAATAATGGCATCCTTCTTTCTGCATCAGATGACATTTCACTTAACTCAGGCAATGGAGACATTGTTCTTAATCCAGATGGAACAGCATACTATGGTTCAAAGTCATCAGCAAATATTATTGCAACACGCTCATATGCAGATGGAGTAGCAAACGATGCAACATCTTCTGCTAATACATACACAGATGCAAAAATTTCAGGAGAAGTTGCAGATAGAAATGATGCAATTGGTTATGCAATATCAAGCGAAGTTACAAGAAGCAATGATGCGATTTCAACTGCCAAGGTTGAGGCAATTGCTTCATCAAATAATTACACAGATGGTGAAATTACAACAGCACTTTCAACCGCATCTTCTGATGCAACTACAAAGGCTAATGGTGCAAAAACCTATGCTGATGGATTAATTTCAACAGAAATCTCAAATCGTAACTCTGCAATTGCAACCGCAAAGGGCGAAGCAATTTCAGAAGCAGAAGGATATACAGATTCTGCAATCTCAACTGAAGTTTCAAATCGCAACTCAGCAATTTCTTCTGCAATTACAGCATTAGATCTTTCAAATACATATGATGCAAAGGGTGCAGCAGCACAGGCTCTTGCTGATGCTAATACATACACAGATGGCGAGATCGCTGCTCTTGTAGATTCAGCACCAGAACTTCTTAATACACTTAATGAATTGGCTGCAGCAATTGCAAACAATCCAAATTATGCAACAGATGTTGCTTCTGCTGTTTCTGGTAGAGTAGCCAAGTCTGGCGACACAATGACTGGATTCTTAACACTTTCTGGTGCTCCAACACTAGATCTTCATGCAGCAACCAAAGGTTATGTAGATACAACTGCAGCAACTGCTCAGGGTAATGCAGAAGATTATGCAGATGGAGAAATCACTACTGCTCTTTCAACAGCACAAGGTTATGCTACAACTGCTCAAACAAATGCAGAATCTTATGCAGACGGAGTAGGAACAGCAGCAGTAACAACTGCTAACTCTTACACAGATGGTGAAATCACTACAGCACTTTCTACAGCACAAGGATATGCAGATTCAGTAGCATCAGATCTTTCAGATCACGAAGCACTTTCTTCTGGAGTACATGGAGTAACTGGTTCAGTAGTAGGTACAACTGATTCACAAGATCTTTCAAATAAACGTTTTATTGATACAACATACTTTACAGATGGTGTAACAATTTCAAATGAAGGACAAATTGCTGTTAATTCACCAAGTCATGAATTTGAAATTAAAGCAAATGTTGGTCCACTTGGACTTAAGTCTTACAATGATGACATTGTTCTTACACCAGGCTATGGCAAGGATGTTAAATGGGGTGCAGATGTTTTGGCAACTCAGACTTATGTTGATAACCAAACAACATCTGATATAGAAGAAGGAACAAACCAGTACTTCACAGATGCTCGTGCTAAGACTTCAGCAGCAGATCTTTTGACTGGTGCAAATCTTACAAATATTACAATTACAGGAACAGGTGCAGGACTCACTATTACCGCAGAAAATGGTGTAGCAGATTCTACAACTGATGATCTTGATGAAGGTACAACAAATAAATACTTTACACCACAAAGAGCAGTAGATGCTCTTGAAGCAGTTGTTCCAAACTTTACAGCAGTTGAGTTAAACTCAGTTGCTAAGCAAGTTGCAGCAACTTTATCAGCACCAACAGCAGGAATTCAGGTAGCACATTCTTTTGCAAAGGCTGACTACCGTTCAGCAGAATATCTTGTAAAGGTTGCTTACGGAACACACACTGAAATTTCAAAGGTTCTTTTGACACTTGATACTTCAGATAATATTGCAATTACTGAATATGGAATTGTTGGAACCAATGGCTCAGCATCATCAATTTCAGCAGGTATTTCAGGATCAAATGTAGAACTTCAAGTAACAACCTCTAACAATAACTCAACAGTTACTGTTGTTGGAACATTACTTGCTTAATAAAAAATAAAAATAGTTGGAAGAGGGAGTAGTAAATGGCAACAGTCGATAAAGACTTCAAGGTTAAGAATGGATTAGTCGTTGCAAACGGCGGTACATTCGGAGATGCAGTAACAGTAGGAGCACCAACTCTTGCTTCACATGCAGCAACTAAAGACTATGTTGACTCAAGATCAATGGCTGTAGGCGTTAATGCTCCTTCTTCACCAACTAATGGAACACAATGGTTAGATACCTTAACAAATAGAGTTAATTTTTATTATGAAGGTTCTTGGTACACACAAGCAACTCTTGATGATACACATAATATTCCACAGCATATTCACGATACAGCAATTGATGGTACAGGCCTTATTGTAAGCATGTATGTTGAATCTGGTTTTCCAGATAGCCCAATGACATCTACTACTGATTCTGGAAATGCATTGGATACAGTTTTTACTTCTACCATAGATGGTGGAATAGCAATAGATAATTTCAACTAAAATTGATGTTATAATAAGATACATATGGGCAGCACCCATAAGGGGGAAATAAATGGCAGTTAGACAACAACAACGTAGAGGTACCGCAGCACAGTGGACCTCAGCAAATCCAATTCTTTCAGCAGCAGAAATCGGTGTTGAAATTGATACAAGTAAATTTAAGATTGGTGATGGAACTAATCGTTGGGCAGATCTAACTTATTTTACAACAGATGCTGCAACAGCAGTTACTGCAGAAGTTCAAACCGCAATTAATAATTTAATTGGTGGTGCACCAGGAATTCTAGATACCCTTAAAGAATTAGCAGACTCAATTGGAAATGATGGAAACTTTGTTGGCACCATCACATCCGATCTTGCTGCAAAAGCACCATTAGCAAGCCCAACCTTTACAGGAACTGTATCTGGCGTAACAAAATCAATGGTTGGTCTTGGAAATGTAGATAATACCTCAGACGCTAACAAGCCAGTGTCAACAGCAACTCAAACTGCCCTTGACCTTAAGGCCAACACAGCAGATATTACAGAACTTTCACAAGATGCTGTTAACTCAGCACTTACTGCGGGATCAGGTATTACAAAGACCTATAATGATTCAGCAAATACAATTACAGTTGCAGTAGACTCAACAATTGCAACAAAGACATATGCAGATGGTAAAGCATCTGACGCACAGACTGCAGCAGCAGCAGATGCAACCACTAAGGCTAATAATGCTAAATCAGGTGCAGAAACTACAGCAGCAACTGCTCTTGCTTCACATGAAGCAGATACAACAAATATTCATGGTATTGCAGATACTTCTGCTCTTGCAACAAAAACATATGCTGATAATGCAGCATCTAATGCAGTTTCAGGTCTTTTAAATAATGCACCCGCAGCATTTGATACTCTAAAGGAAATAGCAGATGCTTTAACTGCAGACGAATCAGCAGCAGCAACACTTGCTACTTTGGTAGGAACTAAAGCCCCTATTGCTTCCCCAACATTTACTGGTACAGTTTCAGGTATTACAAAGTCAATGGTGGGATTAGGAAATGTTGATAACACAACAGATACAGCAAAACCTGTTTCAACTGCACAACAAACAGCATTAGACCTTAAGGCTAATATTGCAAGTCCTACTTTTACAGGAACAGTTTCAGGAATTAGCAAATCTATGGTTGGACTTGGTTCTGTAGATAATACTTCAGATGTTAATAAACCTGTTTCAACTGCGACACAGACTGCTTTAGATCTTGAAGTTACAAACCGTAATTCAGCAATAACTTCAGCAATTAATACAGAGGTTACAAACCGTAACTCTGCTATTGCGACAGCAAAATCTCAGGCAATTTCAACTTCTGAGGGGTATACAGATACAGCAATTGCTAATCTTGTAAATTCTGCACCTTCTACACTAGATACACTTAAAGAACTTGCTGATGCATTAACCGCAGACGAAAGTACTGCAACAACTCTTGCAACAACTGTTGGAACCAAGGCTCCTTCTGCTAATCCAACATTTACTGGAACAGTAGTATTACCTTCAACAACATCAATTGGAAATGTTTCGGCAACTGAAATTGGGTATGTTGATGGTGTAACTTCATCAATTCAGACACAGTTAGATTCTAAGGCTCCAACCGCTTCCCCAACATTTACAGGAACGGTATCTGGAATAACTAAGTCTATGGTTGGATTAACAAACGTAGATAACACTTCCGATGCTAACAAGCCAGTATCATCAGCAACGCAAACAGCATTAGATGCTAAACTATCTACTTCAGTTGCAACATCAACTTATGAAACAATTTCAAATGTTTCATTAAAAGCACCACTATTATCACCAACATTTACTGGTACACCATTAGCACCAACTGCATCATCTACAACTAATAACACTCAAATTGCTACAACAGCATTTGTAAAGTCTCAAATTACAAATATTTCAGACTTTAACTTAGTACTTGATGGTGGTGGAGTATAATAGTGTTAGGCATTAAAAATACAATGAATAATAAGTACGCAGCCCGTACAGAGGAGAAATAAATGACAACAAGAATGCAACAACGTAGAGGAACTTCTACACAATGGACAGCAACAGATCCAATCCTTGCTGCTGGTGAAATTGGATTCGAATTAGACTCTGGTCAGTTTAAAATGGGCGATGGCGTAAATCATTGGTCAGATTTAGCATACTTTAAAGATATAAGTGATTTGGGTGCAAACTTAGATTCTTATCTATTAACAACAACTAGAGGTGCAGCAAATGGTGTTGCCTCACTTGACGCAAGTGGTCAAGTTCCAATGTCTCAACTTACAAACTTAACCGCTGGTGCACCAGCAGCACTAGATACATTAAACGAACTTGCTGCTGCACTTGATAATGATGCAAGTTTTTCTACTAAGGTGCTTGCATCTTTAGCAACAAAGGCTGCATCTACTGCACTTGTTTCACATGTAAACACAACAACTTCAGTTCATGGAATTGCAGATACTGCAGAACTAGCAACAAAAACTTATGCTTCTAGTGTTGCAACAAATGCTCAAACTGCTGCAATTTCAAATGCTGCAACTGATGCAACTAACAAAGTTTCTAATCACAACTCAACAACAACTTCGGTTCATGGTATTTCAGATACATCTGTATTAGAAACAGTAACTGGATCACAAGCAAAAGCAAACTCTGCATCTGCTACAGCAGTAAGTAATCACAATTCCGCAACAACCAGTGTACATGGCATTGCTGACACATCAGCACTTGCTACAAAAACCTATGCTGATTCAGCAGCAACAACTGCTGCAGCAGGAGTAACAAAATCATCTCTTGGTCTTGAAAACGTAACAAATACATCAGATGCCAATAAACCTGTATCAACAGCACAACAAACTGCTTTAGATCTAAAGGCCAATTTGGCTTCTCCTACCTTTACTGGTACCGTTGGTGGTATTACAAAGGCCATGGTTGGTCTTGGTAACGTAGATAACACTGCAGATACAGCAAAGCCAGTATCTACTGCACAGCAGACAGCACTTGATCTTAAAGAAACAGTAGTAAATGTTGCTCTTAAGGCACCACTTGCTTCACCAGCACTTACTGGTGTACCAACTGCTCCAACAGCAGCAGCAGCAACTAACACAACACAAATTGCAACTACTGCTTTTGTTAGAGGAGAAGTAACTGCTCTTGTAAATGGAGCAACTGCTGCACTAGATACTTTGGGAGAATTAGCAGCAGCACTTACTGCTGACGAAGCAACCGCAGCAACACTTGCTACTTTGGTAGGAACAAAAGCACCACTTGCTTCACCAACATTTACAGGAACAGTAACAATTCCTGCAGGTGCAAGCATATCAGGTTTTGCTCCACTTGCTTCACCAACATTTACAGGTACAAATACTGTAGCAGCACTTACAGTATCTGGTTCTGGATTAATAACAGCATCTTCTGCTGGTATAGCATTTACAGACGGTACACAAACAAAGGAAGGCGTAGTCTCACGAACACCAATTGTTCAAAAAACAGCATCTTATACACTTTCAGCACTTACAGAAAGAGACTCTCTTATTGAAGTAGCCTCTGCATCTGCAGTAACAATAACAGTACCAACAAATGCCACAGTAGCATATCCAGTAGGAACATCTATTGACATTCTTCAAACTGGTGCTGGACAAATTACTGTAGCAGGTGCTGGTGGAGTTACCGTTAACGCAACACCAGGATTAAAGTTAAGAACACAGTGGTCTGGAGCAACACTCTTTAAGAGAGCAACAGATACTTGGGTTCTTTATGGCGATCTTTCAGCATAAAAATTTAAATTAAAAAAGGAGAAGAAAATTATGGCAGTAAATAAGAAAATGGGTGGTCACGCACAAGGTGCTAATGACTCACTAATGCCTTTTGCACCAACAATCGGAACAGCCACAAACGTAGGTTCTGGAAGAAATTATAATGATGGTCGAGCAGACATAACATTTACTGCTGCAGGTCCTTATGCAGCAACATCTTATACTGTAACTTCTTCTCCTGGTGGCTATACCGCTACAGGTGCCTCTTCTCCTTTAACAGTAACAGGTCTTCAGTCTGGCACTGCTTATACATTTACTGTAACTGCTACAAATTCATATGGAACTTCTGTTGCATCATCAGCATCTAATTCAATTACTGCAACAACTTTGCCACAAGCACCAACAATGGTTTCTGCAACAAACCAAGGTTCTAGTCGTCCATATAACCAGGGACAGGTTGCAATTGCTTTTTCTGCAAATGCTACTGGAGGTTCAGCACTTGATTCATATGCGGTAAATGCTTTTGATACAAATGGAAATTATTTAGCACAAGTAACAGGTTCAAGTTCTCCTTTAACCTTTACAACACTTTCATCTGGAGGAGTTTATAAATTTGCTGCTTATTCTCATAACGCAAATGGTTATTCTGCAGCAAGTGCTTTTTCTGGAAATGTAACTGTTACTACTGTTCCAGCGACACCATCAGCACCATCAGCATCATCTCCTTCAGCAGGAACTGATACGGTTTCATGGTCTGCACCAGCAAATGGAGGATCTGCTATTACATCTTATTACTTATACGATAATGGTGCAGCAGTTGGAAACGTTGGAAATGTTACATCTTACAATATTGGAGAAACACAAGGTTCAAATCACTATTTCCAAGTTGCAGCAATTAATGCAAATGGACAAAGTGGAACATCTGCTGCTAGTGGAACTGTAACTACAACATTTTCATTTGCACCTTTTGGAGCATTTGGTGCTTTTAATTTCTTTGGAGCATTTGGTGCTTTTGGTGCTTTTGGTGCTTTTGGTGCTTTTGGTGCGTATAACTTTGCTGTTTATGGACAACCAGGATTTAAATTTTCTTCTTCAATTAACGTAAACACAGAAATTATAATGTATTCAGTAGCAGGACAACCAGAATCAGTAAAGCCTGCTGGTCAACTTCAGGTTGGAGATAAATTGCTTGCATTGGATCTTGGTCCAAAACCAACTAATGGTGACTGGAGATCTTGGCAATTACCTACAGGAACAGATATTTCAAATGCTAATTTAGTTGAAACAGAAATTGTTGACATTCAAATTGTTCCAGAAAATAAATTTATTTATATTGATGGAGATTTGTTCTCAGAAACTCACTGGATTTTAACTAAAAAAGATGGTCTGGTTAAATTTATTAAATCAACAGATATAGATACAACATATCAAAGATATTCTTATAATAATAATGAATTTGTTGACATTATTTTAGTTGAATCATTAGACTTAGTAATGGATAAAGTTTCTATTAACTGCGAACCTTATGATAACTTCTTTACTAGACAAATGCTTGTAAAAGATTTCTATGATAACAAACATCCATTAGTTTAATATTTAAACTATCAATAGAAAGTGATATACTGATTTTATGAAAAAAAACAAACCTTCAAAGGTAACTTTTATAAACACGCTTCCAAAAATGAAAAATATTTTTCCTCAACCCGAACCATCTTTTAAAAATATTCCAAATTGGTATAAAAAATTAGAAAGTTTTTATGAAGGAGATCCAACTCCAGAAAATGGAAATCAAAAGTTAACTGCAAAAAGGTGTGTTGCGTTTTTAGATATTTTATCTAGTGGTTATATATTAAAATGCCCGTTTGATATTTATATTGATACCACTGAAGGAAAACAAATATTTGATATTCCAGCAGCATTAAAACCTTTAACAGATATTGGAAGTAAACAATTTATTGGAAGTCATGATATAAAACAAGTTCAAGGGTACCCTTTTGATACAAATCAATATATAGAGTATTTATTTAGAATAAACATGGTATGGGTAGTAAAAACAGAACCAGGATATAGCACCCTTTATTTACCACTTCAACACCATGAGATATCTCCTTTGTTTCCAATATCAGCAGTAATTGATTCAGATGAGTATCCATCAAATGGTTTATTATCATTTTTAGTTAAAAAAGATTTTAAAGGTTTTATTGCAAAAGGAACTCCATTAGTTCAAGTAATTCCTTTTAAAAGACAAGATTTTATTTCAGAGCATCTTGAAACACAAGAAGAGGTTGATAAGTTAAATTATATAGGTGCAAAGATTAGAACTGTTTTTAATTCAGGTTATAAAAAATTATTATGGCATAAAAAGTCTTATAGATAAAGAATTTAAAAAACTCTCATCTATAACTTTACATAGAGTTTTGTTTTTTATAAAACTCTGTTATACTTAGTACTATTCCGTTTTTGAAAGGACGATACACATGTCAGATTTTTTTAGTTTTAAACTTCCAGAAGATTTTGTAGAAAATTACAAAAACAAAGAAAATCCATTTGGTTTTAAAGATGCAGCAGAAAACTCACTTGGAGAAATTACTTTTATTCGCACCTATTCTCGTGTAAAGGAAGATGGAACTAAAGAGCGTTGGCATGAAGTTTGTCGTCGTGTAATTGAGGGTATGTATTCAGTTCAGAAGAATCATGCTAAAGAAAATCGTTTGCCATGGAATGATTACAAGGCTCAAAAATCAGCACAAGAAGCATTTCAAAGAATGTTTGAACTTAAGTGGACTCCGCCAGGAAGAGGTATGTGGACATTTGGAACTCCAATGACCATGGAAAAAAGAAATTCTGCAGCACTTCAAAATTGTGCCATGGTTTCTACCAAAGATCTTGACAAAAATGATCCAGGAGCATTATTTGCTTGGGTTATGGATGCTCTTATGCTTGGCATTGGTGTTGGTTTTGATACAGTAGGACAGGAAAAGAATTTCTTAATCTATACTCCCACAGAACCAGCAGCGATCTTTGATATTCCAGACACTCGTGAAGGTTGGGTAGAATCAGTTCGTATTTTGTTAAACTCTTATCTTCGTCAAAATCAATCAATTCAAAAGTTTAACTATGACCTTATCCGTCCTCTAGGAGCACCAATTAAAGGCTTTGGAGGGGTCGCCAGCGGTCCAGCACCACTCATGCAACTCCATGCACAGATCGAGAAAGTAATTGGCGGTAGAGCGGGAGAGACCCTAGATAGTCGTGCCATTACAGATATTATTAATCTTATTGGTACCTGTGTGGTATCAGGAAATGTTCGTCGTTCTGCAACACTTGCTTTGGGTGCAGCAGGAGATGAAGATTTTATTAATCTTAAAAATGCTGAAGTATTCCCAGATCGTAACTCATTTGATCCAGAAAACCCAGGATGGGCTTGGATGTCAAATAACTCAATTTCTGCAACAGTTGGAATGGACTATGAAAAGTACACCGATCTAATTGTTAATAACGGAGAGCCAGGATTTATTTGGCTTGATGTTGCTCGTAACCATGGTCGTTTAGCAGATCCTGCAGATGGAAAAGACTACCGTGTTATGGGCTTCAATCCTTGTGCGGAGCAGCCATTGGAGTCGTATGAACTTTGTACTCTTGTAGAAGTTCACTTAAATCGACATGAATCCAAGGAGGACTTCCTCAAGACATTGAAGTTTGCTTATCTTTATGGCAAGACTGTCACATTGCTTCCAACACATTGGCAGCAAACAAACGGTATTATGCAAAGAAATCGTAGAATTGGTACATCTCTTACAGGTATTGCATCATTTGCAGATCAAAAAGGTCTTCCAGCAGTCCGTGAGTGGATGGATGAAGGCTATCAAACAATTCGTAAATACGATCACTCTTATTCTGAATGGCTATGTGTTCGTGAATCAATTCGAGTAACAACGGTTAAGCCATCGGGATCTGTTTCAATTCTTTCTGGTGCAACACCTGGAGTTCACTGGGGACCTGGAGGAGAATTCTTCCTACGTGCTGTAAGATTTGGTGATACAGATCCAATGCTACATTTGTTTAGAGCAGCCAACTATAATGTTGAAAAAGATGTTGTTTCAGCAAATACATCTGTTGTTTATTTTCCAATTAAGTCTGGACAAAAGCGTTCTGAAAAAGATGTAACATTATTTGAAAAAATTGCTCTTGCAGCAACTGCTCAAAAATACTGGTCAGATAATGGTGTTTCTGTAACACTTTCATTTGACAAGGAAACAGAGTCTAAGCATGTTGCTCCAGCACTTCACATGTATGAAGGGCAACTAAAGGCTGTTTCATTCTTACCAATGGGAAATACTGTTTATCCGCAGCAACCATATACTCAAATTACTGAAGATCAATATACAAGTTATATTGGTAAACTTAAGCACATTGACTTTAGTGCAATTTACGATGGTGTAGATAATTTGGAAGGATCTGGTGAAGCCTATTGCACTACAGATTATTGCGAAATTAAAATTGGCTAGTTTATGGTAAAATAGAGTTATAATGTCTACTCCATCTAACCTATATGCAGAAAAAGTTTTTTCCGAGCATCCAACTTCTTTGTGGGCTTTAGATGATGTAGCAGACTACATTTCTATTATATCTGAAGAGCAAAGATCTTTTGCAAGTTGGAATATTATCGGGGCAACAAAATCTATAATAAATTCAGATAGTAGTCCATTTTTAAATAGTGTAACAAATCAATTAACTGCAATTAAACCAGTTGGAGAAATTGGTCAAATAACTTGTGTAAGTCCAGATATTGTCAATTTCTCTGATTTAAATCATTCTCTTAAAACATTTTCAATAGGAGGATATTTTTATTCTAATACTGCAGCAATTTCTAGTTTTGAAATTGGTTACGAGTACTACGATGTTACTACAGGAACAGTTGTTCAAAAACTTAATCTTTTTAATTTGCCAATAAATAAAAAATGGGTGTTTCTTTCCGAAACTTTTGAAATTCCAAAAGATAATACAACAGCCAGAGTTGTTTTAAAAGTTAATTATTTTTATTCAGAAAACACTGAAGATGCGTATACATTTAACATAAATGGAATTACTTTTGGTCAGTGGTCAGAGGAATTTAATTCAACTTCTTTGGGTGTTCAAAAAACTTTAATACCAACTGGTATAGTATCAAATAGTAGTGAGTATGGAATACCAGCAGTTTCTTATGGACTTCAACAAAGCGTTGGCTATTATTTAGTTAACAACAATTCACTTGTTGCAAAAAATACTGGCATTCCATTGGTATATGGTGCATCTAGTATTACAAAACTTTCTCCAAATAATGGCAAGCCTTCTCTAATTATTCCTGGTCATGGTTTTTTACATGAAAATGGAAAATACAACAATTACACATTTGAAATGTGGCTAAGAGTAAATAATGACTCTTCAACCCCTAAAAGAATTTTTGGACCAATAGGATCTGAAAATGGAATTTATTTAGATGGACCATCTATTATTTTAAAAATAGATAAATACATTGGAACATATTATGTTGGCGAATGGGGTAAGCCAATGCTGTTAAATATTATATATGGTAGCAATGGTGCAAGCATAGTATTAAATGGAGAAAAGGTTTTATCTTTGCCATTTAATAGTTCTGACATATCTTTCACCTCAAACGCTATTGACTGGCTAGGGTTTTGGTCATATGAAGATGTTTCACCAATTGAGGTTGACTCTGTTGCAATTTATTCATATCAAGTTCCAGAAATAGTATCAAAAAGAAGATTTGTTTATGGACAAGGGGTGGAGTTTCCAGAAAATATTAATACTTCTTATAGTGGCTCTTCTGTTTTTATAGATTATCAATATGCAAATTATACAAACAACTATACATATCCAGATATTGGAAAATGGAATCAAGGTATAAAAAATAATTTAATTATTAAAAACAATATTCTATCAACTCCAGAATACACATTGCCATCTTTGATTTTGGAATCAGGAGACCCATCTGATTTAACAAATATAATTTTTAATGATTCAGTGCAAACAGAAAAAGAAACATTTTTTACTTTTAAACCAAATAATTCTTGGACAAAAAATGGTTATCTTGTTTTTGATAATTTTAATTTTTTACAAGAGGAAATTAAAGCATTTTATGCCGTTATTAAAACATCAAAAGTTACAACTTCAGATGAAGTTTTGTTATACATAGAATCTCAAAGCACATCAAATTATTTTTCTATAGTTTTAAACGGTTCAAATATTGAATATAGATTGCATTATGGAAATAAAGATTATGTTGTTTATACTGCTACTGGTGTTACAGTTGGAGGAATTTTTCCAATAGGTTTGGATATTAATAAATTTGCAAATTATTTTGGACAAAATATTTTATCATTTTTTGGAAATAGAATAGATTTAAAGTTTTATATTGGTGGAAATAAAAAGTTTGATAAAAGTTTTCATGGAAAGTTTTATAAAGTAGGATTTTGTAATGCATCCAATCTTTCAGAAATACAAACATTTTTTAATGAAAGAGGTTGTGTTTTAGAATATGAAGATGTATTTTATTCTTACTTTGTTGAATCATTTTTTGATGCTGGACAATATACAGGAATAAGTTCAAGTTATTGGTCGTCTACTCTGGATGGCGGTTCCCCATCTGAAATACAATCTACTAATCTTTTACAACATACATCAAGTTATACACTAATTACTAAAAAATATTTTAACTCATACTACTTTGATATTGCGGTAAAGTCTTCTTGGAAAGATTATTTGCCACTTACTTATTTTTCTGAATTAGTAAAAGATACAAATGGCGACTATTATTCGGACCTTGATTTTATTCAATTTAATATAGACTATCCATCGCCATCAAAATTTTTAGAAAAATCAACAAACCCTGTTCCGTGGAAATACGGAAGTCCAACTATTTTAGAAAATGGAGAAATTTTACCATCTTTGCTTGAAGAATACTCAAATCCAACACAAAAAACTTATTCTAATTTAGATAATAAACTTTATACAAAATTTAATAATTATGAAGATTTAAAAAATAAATCATTAAAATCTTATGTTTTTGATACATCAAATTCTTATGTTAAATCATATGTTACTTTTGAATATATTTCAAATGGATCAAACTCAAATGATTTATATTTTACAAACATTGAAGCACCATCAAAAAATGGAATTGTGGATCCAAAATTAAACTGGATAAACACAAAATATGAAGTAGTTGATAACATGATTATTTATCCACCATCTGATGACATAAAAGAATTATCTTTAGTTACAAGACTTGAATTTTTGGTAGATGGAATATTAACTCATAAAGTAAATGTTAAAACGCTAGAGTATGCCTCTCAAGCATTCAATGATTCATCACCTAATCCTGTTGGAACAAAGTTTGGAACTCCTATATATCCATATAAAAAATCTGGATACTATTACAACTATAAAGACAAAAACCCTTTTACAATTTATAAAAAAAGCACTCCTTATTTATTTTTAAGCAGGTTTAGTGGTATAACTTTAAGGGGAGAGGAAAGTCAATCAGTAGATCGTGGACTTATGATTCCTATAAATCAAACATTGGCAGAAAATTATAAAGTAATGGCAATGCAGGCAGCAATAAGATATGACCAAGATTTCTTTCCTTATGATCCAATTAAAATTTTTGAAATTGAATCAAAAGATCAGCATATAAAATTTTATTCTATTGCAAATAGTTCTGATGGAAATAGAGCAAAAATTTATGCAATAAATGCAAAAACTGGAAAACTTGAAAATGGCATTGCATTTTATTGGAATGGCAAACTAGTAAAAGAACCAATCATAACAATAAAAGAGTGGGGCTTTTTGGGAATATCTTTTTCTAATATTCTTGATTTTAAATATACAACAGGATCTATTAAGATAACTGGACCAATTACATTTAATACAATTTCTTATTATCAAACTACAACTTTACAAGAAGTTCAACAAATAACAACTAGACCTTGGTTTAAGATTAAATATCAAGATTTTAATCCTTTAAATTGGAATTTTTGGAGTCCAGCATATAACTGGCAAAATGTTTTGGTTATATCTACAAAAAGTTATTATGGGGTAGAGCCAGACACTATTTATAATAGTTATGTAGGAACCAACAAAATTATCATTGATGACAGTAAAGTGTTTAAACTTGGTGGTTATGAGTACAACTTTTATCAAGATGCGTCATGGCAACAAAATACCGTAAGTGCTATCTAATATGGTATACTGGTGGTTATGAATATAGAAAATACAAAGAAAAACAGTAAACCGCTTCCCAAAATGAAAGGGCAAGTTGGTGAGTCCCGTGCAAAGATTATTGAAAAGCATTATGACTGGGGTCTATACGTTTATAAAAAGTCTAATGGAAAATGGTTTACAGATGGAACTGGGTCAGTTTTAAACATCGAGTCCATGAAGGGTGATATTTTACAGATTGCAAAATTAAAACAAGCAGCAAAATATTATGGTGATGAAGGCGATGGAGAATGTGTATTTGTTCCAGGACTTACAAGAATTACAGAAGAAGAATATTCAGAACAAAAAGAAAGACTTGCAGAAGGACTTATCCCATCAATGAATGATCTTGGTGCTTGGAAGGCTGCACAGGATACATATAAGAAATATGGAAGTGATGAATAATGTCAGTTGATAAAGAATACAGGGTTCCAGCAAGAATTGATGATTTACCAGAAATAGATGATACCTTTATTAAACAAGACCCTTTTAATAAAAGTTGGGATGATTTAAAAACATTTGAAGGTTTGGAAAATAACTTTAAAAGAAGAGCAGCAAGAATGTCTAAGGTTGATGCCCCTCAATCATACATTGATAATGCTAGGGCAGAAAGCACTGGTATTGGTGGAGCAAAATCAAAAGAGATTAATCCAGGCTTAATCTATAGAAATGGTTACGGCTTATTTGATGTTATAACTCCTCCATGGAATTTATATGAACTTGCAAATTATTATGATACATCTTTTGCAAATCATGCTGCAATCGATGCTAAGGTAGAAAACATTGTTGGGTTAGGTTATGACTTTGAGGTTTCTTCAAGAACCATGTTAAAACTAGAATCATCATCTGATACAAATGCAGTTGATCGTGCTAGAAAAAGAATTGAAAGAGCAAAAATAGAAGTGCGTGATTGGTTAGAATCTTTAAACCAAGAAGATTCTTTTACTGCTTCTATGGAAAAAGTTTTTACAGATTTACAGGCAACTGGTAATGGGTATTTAGAAATTGGAAGAACTATTAAGGGCGACATTGGATATGTTGGACATATACCGTCAACAACAATAAGAGTTCGAAGATTGCGTGACGGCTTTGTTCAAGTTATTGCAAATAAGGTTGTTTACTTTAGAAATTTTGGGGCAACTAATGCAAACCCATTAGGAACAGATAATAGACCAAACGAACTTATTCATTTCAAATCATATTCACCATTAAATACATTTTATGGAGTTCCAGATATTTTATCTGCAATAAATTCACTTTATGGCGATGCTCTTGCTTCACAATACAACATTGATTATTTTAGCAATAAAGCAGTTCCAAGATATGTTGTAACACTCAAGGGTGCCACCTTATCACAACAAGCAGAAGATAAACTTTTTAGATTCTTGCAAACTGGTTTAAAGGGGCAAAATCATAGAACTCTTTATATTCCTCTACCTGCAGACAACGATACTAACAAAGTAGAATTTGATATGAAGCCAATTGAAAATGGAATTCAAGAAGGATCATTTAAAGAATATCGTAAACAAAATCGTGATGATATTTTGGTTGCTCATCAAGTTCCTCTTTCAAAATTAGGTGGATCAGATTCTGCTGCAATAGCAGCAGCACTTGCACAAGATAGAACATTTAAAGAACAAGTTGCAAGACCAGCACAAGATAAAATGAATAAAATAATTAATAAAATTATTCGTGAAAAAACAGATATATTAGATTTTAAATTTAATGAACTTACACTTACTGATGAAATTGCTCAATCTCAAATTCTGGAACGCTATGTTAAAAATCAAATAATGTTGCCAAACGAAGCAAGAACTATTTTGGGCATGCCACAAAGAGAAGGCGGAGATCAACCATTAACTGTAAAACCAGAAAATACAAATAATGATGCTAATCGTGCCAGAGATGGGCAAAGATTAAATAATCAATCCGATGGGCCTGCAACACTTGCAGGAAGAAATCCAAAAGGAGAAGGAAGAAAATATGATGAAGTTGACAGTATTGCCGAATTGTCCGAATAGTGATACTTTTGTAAAAAAGGGCTTATAATATATAATACGATGACTATATCAAAAGCCCATTGGAATTCAGAGGGTGAGAACCTTCGTCTTTCCATGCCATTTAGCAAGGTAGATAAAGAAAGACGCACAGTCTCAGGTTTTGCGTCCCTAGATAATTTAGACAAGCAAATGGATATTGTCACAGCAGAAGCGTCTATGCAAGCATTTGCAAAGTTCCGTGGAAATATTAGAGAAATGCATCAACCATCAGCAGTTGGCAAAATGGTTAATTTTAAAGAAGATAAGTATTTTGATCCAGAAGCAAAAAAGTTTTATAAGGGTGTTTATGTTTCTGCTTATATTTCAAAGGGTGCACAAGATGCATGGGAAAAAGTTTTAGATGGAACTTACACTGGTTTTTCAATCGGTGGAAAAATGAATAAGTGGGATGACGCATATGATGAAAAGTCAGATTCACAAATTAGAATTATTAAAGAATATGATTTGGTAGAGTTGAGTCTTGTAGATTCACCAGCAAATCAATTTGCAAACATTGTTTCAGTAGAAAAGGTAGATGGTGTTGATATGGTTAAAGGCGATCAAACTGTTATAGAAAATGTTTTTTGGGATAAGCAGTCAGGAATTGTAACGGTATCAGAAAATGAATCAGAAATTAGTCCAGTATCTGGTGAACTAATGCAAAATATAGGGTTCGTTGAAAAAACGGATAGCGAAAAAATAAACATGATAAAATTCTTAGTTGATAGTGCTAAAGGCATTAATACTTCTAAGATTAACAAGGAGGTTAGTCCTATGACAGAAAATACAAATACAGTTGCGGAAGCAACAAAGTCAGAAGTCGCTCCAAAGGCAGATAACACTAATGAGGTTTTGAAGGCTTCAACATGTCCAGATTGTGGAATGTCTATGGACGCCTGCAAGTGCGATATGAAGGCTATGAAAAGCCCAGTAAAGGATGAAGCAGAATCTGCTGCTATGGCAGCAAAAGAAACTCCAGCAGACGAAGAAGCAGAAGCAAAAAAGGCTATGAAGCCAGTTGCAGATGAACAAGAGTCCGCTGCAGAAGCCGCTGCAGAAACCCCAGCAGATGAAGAAGCAGAGGCTAAGAAAAAGCCAATGTCTTCAAAATCAGACGAAGTAATTGTTGAGTCACTTGCTGAAATCAAGAATACTCTAACATCAGCCTTTAGCGATTTAGTATCAACAGTAAAGTCCCTACAAGCCGAAGTGGAATCACTTAAGGTTTCTAAGGTAGACGTAGATACAGTAAAAAGTTCATTTGATGCAGTTGCAAAAGATATTGCAGCAGTATCAACTGGATTTAATGAGTTTGGAAAGAGAGTAGATGCTGTGGAAGCAGATACCGCTTTTCGAAAGTCTGGCGATCTCGGCGAGATTGTACAGGATCAGCCTGAAATGGTTGAAAAATCCCTATGGGGCGGTAGTTTCCTCAAAACAGCCGATCTATTAAATTAGAAAATCACTAGGAGGTGACAATATGTCGGAACAAAATACAGAAATCGTAAAGAACCAACCAGGTACCACAGGTACAGGGCACATTGGAGGAACTGAGCCAGGACTCTACCAGGGTCAAGGTGCATTTGCTTCAGGTTCTAATGCAGGAGTAAACGTACCAGGTAACTACCTTAACGGTGCAGTACTCGGAAACATCCCTGCAGCAAATCTAGGTCTAACAGATGGACCAAACGCAGTAAATCCTTCAGGTGAGGCTGGAAGCGGAATTCTTCGCCCAGAGCAGGCACGTCGTTTTATTGACTACGTGTGGGATGCTACAATCCTCGCCCAAGATGGCCGTCGTGTTACTATGAGAGCCAATACAATGGAACTCGAAAAGGTAAACGTCGGAGAGCGTGTTATCCGTGCAGCAGCACAAGCACTCGGAGATTACACAAACGCAGGAGCAACATTTTCAAAGGTTGAATTGACTACCAAGAAGATTCGTCTTGATTGGGAAGTTTCTGCAGAAGCACTAGAAGATAATATCGAAGGTGCAGCACTTGAAGATCACATCGTACGTTTAATGACAAATGCTTTCGGTAATGATATCGAAGATCTTGCTATTAACGGAGATGGAGCAACAGGTAACTTCTTGTCAATCATGAATGGTTTCGTAAACCATGTTAAGACTGACGGAAATGCTCACGAAGCAGTAGTTACAGTTACAAATAGCAACTGGACAACTGATGCAATGCAGAAGATCATTCTTGCAATGCCACGTAAGTATCGTGCACTTAAGAACAACCTAAAGTTCTATGCTGGTACAGATGCATTCCAAGGAATTGTTAAGAACAACGGTACTCTTGCAGACGCAATTGCAGAGTCTTTTGGTCAATTAATTCCAGGAAGCACACAAGCAAACCGTCAACAATATCTTGACGGAACTGCACAGACATTCGGTGGAGCACGTACAACTCGTGTTCTCGGAATTGACGTACAAGAAGTTCCTTACTATCCTGCAGGTTATGTAGATCTTACATTCCCTCAGAACCGTGTATGGGGCTTCCAGCGTGACATCACTGTTAACCGTGAGTACAAGCCAAAGAAGGACACTGTAGAATATACAGTCTTCGTTCGCTTCGGTATTCAATGGGAAGAACAAGATGCAATTGCTTGGGCCGATGCTGCAGCAGATGCATAATCTGTAAACAGTAAAATTTAGGGGGAGTAGGAGTTAATTCTCCTGCTCCCCTTATCACTTATAATGATATAATACTACAAGGAGGTAATTATGGAAAATTTAAACAATCCAATTGAAGAAAAAAATGATGTTTTAATTGTTGAAGAAACTCCAGCAACACCAGTTGTTGAAGAGGTACCAGTTGCAGAAACACCAGTAGTTGCAGCAACACCAGTTGTTGAAACAACACCAAATACAGAGTCTGCAGCAGAACCAACAGCAATCAAAACATCAGATTTTGGTCGTTCAGTTTCAGAAAAACAACAAGTAGGTACAGTAGCAAACGGTGCTATTGGAGTTGCTCCAGCAGCCCCAGTCGCCCCAAAAAAGCCTACGACCAATAAAACCGAGAAGAAAGAAACTGTAGCAATACATTCTACAAAAAATGTAACTTGGGATGGTGTTGGAAAAGTCTACACTGGCTACAATATTGTTGAAAAGAAAGCAGCAGATAAATGGCTTACTCGTTCACATGTACGCCTTGCCACACCTGAAGAAGTTGCTAAGGAATTTGGTAAGTAAAACATGGAAGTAATGAGGGTTCCACCATATCCTTTAATAACAAAATGGACATTGCCTACTCCAAATTATGAGTATATTGTCTATGTTGAAGATTTGGTGGACCACTCAGTAACTGAAACAAATATTTTTTCAGATGAGAACGGCATTCTTGTTTATCAATTGCCATTATCTCAAGTTGAGTATGATCGCAAGTTTTTTATTAAGTTCTATGATACAACTCACACATATACAATTTATGAAGACAACTTAGATATTGTTCGACCTTATGTAAATATAAATGATTTAGCAACGACTGCAACAGAACTTACAGAATATAAAATGCATGAATTGCTTGCAAGATCAATAATTGACACATTAATGAATGGTGGATTTTATAACTATAAACAACTAGTTCAATGTGTTGGTCAAGGAACTGATTATTTACCGTTATGGATTGATTGTTACAGGGTATTAAAAGTTTATGAAAACAATGTTTTAGTTTATGATGTTGAAACTCCAGAATCAAATGTTTATGACTACAGAATTACTTTAGATAACTCAGCAATCCAAAGAACTATTTCTGGAGAATATGATAGAAGCGAAATTGTTCCACCAAATCTTCCAGTTGGTCGTGGAGATCTTGGTTATTATGGTTATAGATCTGTTGCATTTCCAAACGGATATGACTATACTTTAATTTTAGATGCTGGTGATAAAACAGTTCCAGCAGATGTAGAATATGCAACTAAACTTTTAATAGATGATATAAAATGTGGAAAACTAGACTATTTTACTAGATACGTAAAGTCATATCAAACTGATCAATATACAATTCAATTTGATAAATCTGGTTTAGTAGGAAGTGGAAATATGTTAGTCGATAAAATACTTGGAAAGTATTTAAATACAATGACTAAACCTGGTATTTTATAATGATTTGCGAACAACCAGACTTTACCTTTCCAATGCAAGCAGATATTTTTTATCCTATCGTTGATCAAGGTGTTTATGGAAATGTAAAGAAACAATGGGTTGTTGACAGAACCATCATTGGTAATTTTACTCCGCCGTCAAGAGTAAGTAAGGGCAGAGAAGAAATTACTCCAGATGTTAATATTACACAAAAAGGAATTCTTATTGGAAGAGTAAAAAATGATATACGTATTTCTAGTAAAGAAAATGATAACTCAATAACAAACATAATAATTTCAAACATTAAAGATAGATATTCTAATGAAGTATATATAGAAACTTCTGGACCAAGAAAAGGTAAATCAACTATTTATGAAGTTGCTACACAAGAACCATATATGGGTCCTTTTGGAAAAATTGAATATTATAATATTGTTTTAAGAAGATCAGAAAATCAGGCGGTGGATGCATGATTTCTTTAAGTTTTGATGCTATTGAATTTAACAAAGAAATGAAAAATTTAATTGATTATTCTGTTGGATTTTTAGAGGGAATACCAGCAGGCAAAAAAGAATTATTTGATAACCTTGGACCATCAATTGCAGAGTATGCTTCTGAATTTATTGACTCTAATGCAAGGGTAGATCCACAAACACTTCATCATATTTATGAATGGTATCATGTTGGAGATGTAGATAATAGACTATTTCAAATTACCTATCATGTAACTAATATAGGTTTATCTTTTAATTCTAACTTTTCTCAATCAAAAAGCATAAAAATGGGATCTACGGTTCCTTTCTATGATAAAGCACAAATAATGGAGCAAGGTTCTTCAGTAATAATAAATCCAGTTAAATCAGATGTATTAAGGTTTGAAGTTGGAAATGAAGTTGTTTATACAAGAAAACCAGTTATAGTTTCAAATCCAGGTGGAAATACAAAAGGACAATTTGCACAAGTCTTTGATACATTTTTTAGCAAATATTTTACACAAGCATTTATGAGATCAAGTGGGTTAAATAAATATTTTAATAACCCAACTGTTTACAAAGAAAATTTAAAGGCAGGTTTATCTACAGGAAAGTCTAAAGGTTATTCTACTGGATACAACTGGGTAGCAAACGCTGGGAAGTTGATATAATGTCAGAGTCTTTATTTAATACGCCAATGCTGTGGATCAACACATATTTAAAACAAAAGTTAGAATCAGATTTAGGATTTGATGCAATTCCGTTTTTTCCAGCAACTCCTTCTACCTTGGATGAATTAACTCAATTATTTCCAGATTCACAAATAATGTGTACTTGGGATAGAATGTTTAGAATGAGATCTAGACCATTTCCACATATAAAATCTGAACAAGCAATTTATTACTTTTATGCAAAAGGCGATGACCCAATTTTAAGAATGATTAGATTGCAAGAAAATGTTTTGCGTTTGTTAGATCGTGAAGATGAATCGGCAGAAGAGTTAAATAATTGGGCAAAAGGTAGAGTTATTGATGGAATGACCTGTCAATTTTATTTTCATAGATTTAGGGTATTTCAACTTCAAGAGGTAAAAGATATTATTAATTTTGGAACTGCAAGAACTTACGCTGGAAATAAAGTAATTATTGATTTTGACTATCATCAATCTAATGCCATAGTAAATGGTTAGTCAGCATTTTACCATAAAAAATAACTAAAAAGGCTGTTATACTTATGATTGAGGAAACACGCCTACAATTTCAATACAAAGAAAAAAGAGGTGAAATATATGGCATATACACGAGGTAGTAACGCTAACATTATCGTTGGTGCAGCAGCCCTCTTCACATACGAAGGTGGCACACTATCAGATACAGATCTTCCAGCATACGTTTCAGGAACATCCTTCAAGGATACCCTAACAGCAGATGCTGACTATCGCAATGTCGGTTATACAACTAATGGTTTGGAAATAGATTTCCAGCCAACATTTGGTGAAGTAACCGTCGATCAGGTATTAGACGTAGCAAAGTTGTTTAAGCAAGGCATGAAGGTCGAACTTAAGACAACATTCGTTGAGTCAACACTTGAAAATCTCCTGTTTTCATTAGCAGGTAAGAGTTCAGATCTATCAATAATTGCTAACAACCCTACACTTAGACTTTCTGCTGGAGACATTGGCGAATGCCCAGTCGAACGTGGATTAGTTGCAGTTGGTCCAGGAACTGGCGATTGTGCAGTAGGTTCAGAATTAGAAAGAGTTTATGTCGCATACCGTGCGTTGTCAATTAACAACGTTCAGGTAATGGCAAAGCGTGATGCAGCAACAGAGTTTGCTGTAACATTTAGACTTCTTCCAAATGACCATGCTTCATATGGTAAGATCGTAGATCGTACCGTTCCAGCAATGTAATAAAACTTAATATGAGAAGCCCAATCCTTTAGGGGATTGGGTTTTTCTTTTTGGTATACTTATATAATGGCAACAGAAATATATGAAACAAAAACTATAAAACTAATTGATGGAACAGAATTAGAAATTTCACCATTAAAAATAAAGTATCTTAGACTTTTTATGGAAAAGTTTAAAAATGTTAAAATAGCAAAAGATGACTATGAAGCCATATCTGCTCTTGCTGAATGTGCAAGGGTATGTATGAAACAGTTTAAAACAGAACTATCAGTATCAATTGAGGCATTAGAAGATGCTATAGATCTTAAAACTATTTATGATATTTTAGATATAGCAACAGGAATTAAAGTTAATGAAAAATCAGAAGAATCAGTAAAGAAACAGGCAGTTGATAGTGGATCTTCATGGGAAGATTTAGATCTAGTTAAATTAGAATCAGAAGCATTTTTATTGGGAATATGGAAAGACTATGATGAACTAGAAAGATCTTTATGTATGCAAGAACTTACAGCGGTATTAAATATAAAAAGAGAAGAAGAGTACAATAATAAAAAGTTTCTTGCAGCAATGCAAGGAGTAGATTTAGATGAAAACAAAAAAGAAAATAATGCTTGGGAACAAATGAAAGCCAGAGTTTTTAGCGGTGGACAAACAGATGATCCAAATGATATAGTTGCACTACAAGGACAAAATGCAGTTAATGCTGGATTTGGCATTGGACTAGGCTTAACATATGAAAAAGTAGATTAAAAAATAAGCCTGTTATGGTATAATTAACTAACAAAACCTATTGGAGGAAATAATGTCAGAAAAGACAAAGGTAAAAAGCATCACATTATTGGACGGAACTTCTGTTGAAGTTAAGCCATTAAAGATTTCACTACTAAAGCCATTTATGAAAAGATTTCAAGATTTGGCATCAGTAGCAGAAAACAATGATGCATCTATGGATGTTCTTTTAGATTGTGTAGAAATTGCATTTAAACAATACAAGCCAGAACTTGCAGAATCTCGTGAAGCACTAGAAGACAACATTGATTTGCCAACAGTTTATGAAGTCATTGACGCAGCATCAGGTATTCAACTTACTGATACTTCTTCGTTATTAACAACAAGATAAAAAAGAAAATGGGGTGTTATGAAAAGTGTCAGATGTAAATGCTAATATTGGTATACATTTTGATACTGCCAACGCCCTTGCACAATTAAGACAGTTACAGGCTGGTCTTAGTAAGTTTAATCAATCCCTTACAGAGGGAAACATTGCTGCTGCAAATGCACAAAAAGGAATAAATGCACAACTAGTTCAGTCTATAAATTCTACTGGACAGTTTGTAGCATCACAAAAATCAATTGCATCAAGTACTGCCTCTTTTACTGATGCACTTGAAAAAAATAAACTTAGCATGGGGCAATACTTTAGGTATACCTCTGCAGCAGCAACACTTAATAGCAATTCTCTTCAAGGCTTTTTTACAAAAGAAAAAGAAATTTTAACTCGTGCAAGTAAAGATAGAGTTAAAGCATTACAAAGTCAATACATTCAATTAAATAATGCAAATGGTGAATTTGTAAAAGTATTACAAGTTATGCCAAAACATCTTGCAACCGTAAATGGTCAATATGCAGACTATGCAACAAGAGTTCAGATGGCTGCACAACGCCAACAAATGCTTAATCAATTAATTCAACAAGGATCAACACAACTTCTTAATTTTGGTAAAAATACACAATGGGCTGGAAGACAGTTGATGGTTGGTTTGACTGTTCCACTTACAATCCTTGGCTCTACTGCAGCAAAAACATTTAGGGACATGGAACAGGCAACTGTAGATTTCCAAAGAGTTTACGGAGATATGTTTACCAGCAATGGTGCAACAGATAAAGCAGTTGCAGACATTAGAGCACTAGGAAAAGAATTTACAAAATTTGGTGTCGCAGCAACAGATACAATGAAGTTAGCAGCACAAGTTGCTGCAATGGGATTAACTGGTAGTGCATTAAATGCACAAGTTACAGCAGCAACAAAACTTTCTGTTCTTGGCCAAGTGTCACAACAAGATGCTCTTAACACAACTATTTCTTTGCAAAATGCATTCGGTATATCATCTGACGAACTTGCTAAAAAAATTGATTATCTAAATGCTGTAGAAAACCAAACAATTTTATCTATTCAAGATATGACTACTGCAATTCCAAAAGCAGCACCAGTTGTAAAACAACTTGGTGGAAATGTTGAAGATTTGGCATTCTTCCTTACCGCAATGCGTGAAGGTGGAATTAATGCATCTGAAGGTGCTAACGCCTTAAAGTCATCTCTTGCATCTATAATTAATCCAAGCAAAAAAGCAACAGAGTTATTGTCGTCATTTGGAATTAGCATAAAGGGAATTGTTGATGCTAATGCTGGAAATCTCAAGGGAACTGTAATTGGACTTGCAAAAGCCTTAGATACACTAGCACCACTTGATAGAGCAAGAGCAATTGAAACAATGTTTGGTAAATTCCAGTTTGCTCGTATTTCTACATTACTTCAAAATATTACTAAATCTGGATCACAAGCAGCAACAGCATTAAGTCTTGCAGGTGCTTCAACTGCGGAACTTGCAATTTTATCTCAAAGAGAAATGAGCAAAGTAGAAAATGCAGTAGGAGTAAAATTTCAAAAGTCAATTGAAAATATTAAAATTCAATTAATGCCAATTGGAAAAGCATTTTTACAAGCAGTTACACCAGTTGTACAATTTGTTGGAAAAATATTGGAAAAGTTTAATAACCTTAGTGACGGTACTAAAAAGTTTGTTATTGGAACCATTGCAGTTCTTGGTGGAATAGCACCAGTTGTTTTGATGACAGTTGGTTTGATTGCAAACGGTGCAGCAAACCTTATGAAATTTTTTGGAATGCTTCGTGGAAGCATGGCAAAGTTAAATGGTCAAAATTCTGTATTGGGTGGCGGTTTTGATTATTTAACACAAGCAGAAATTGAAAACCTTGCACAATCACAAGCATTACATACATCACATAAAGAATTAATATCAACATTTAATGTTGAAGCAGAATCTTTAAACCTTTTAGCAACAGCGTATGCAAATGCTGCATCTCAGGCAAGATCTCTTGCATCTGGATCACCAGGATTATTTAATGCAAAGCCTGGTGCAGCGGGTGCAGTTTCAAACTTGCCAAGAACTAAATTTGCAAATGGAGGCGTTGTTCCTGGTAGTGGAAACGAAGATACTGTTCCTGCAATGCTTACACCTGGAGAAGTTGTCCTTACAAAAGATACAGTTAATAATAACTCAGAACTTGTTTCAGCATTAATAAATGGAAAAATTAAAAAATATAGTCAGGGTCCAGGGAAAAAAACAATTGATGGAAGGCAGTCTCTTGCAGTAAGAGCGGCAACCATTCAAAGTAGCCTACAAATTCCTGGTGCAGAGGGATGGAATGGAAGAATTGAATCACTTGTTGCAGGAGTTCTTGCCGATGGAGAAAAGGCAACACAAAGAATTGTTCAATTTGCAAAAGACTCTGGTAGAGATATTTCAGCAAGCCAACTAACTGCTTTAGAAGAAGAGCGTCATAAAATGCTTGATGCATTAGAGTCAGGTGCATCAGAAATTCTTAATGATAAAGGCACTGAAAAAGTTAAAAAGGCTAGTGCTAGTGTTGCTAAAAATTGGCTTAAACAAAAGGCTATTGCAGAAGGTGTTCCAGTTGAAGGAAATACAAATTTATTTAATGCTTTACTTCCACAGGGTAGGCAATCAGAAAATCCACAAGAAGGTCATCAAACATTAGCAAAAATTGTTCCATTAGATCAGGTTGCTAAAGATATAAACATAGTTAAAGATGCTGCAGTAAAAGATTTAAATACAACTGTCGATGCACTTAAGGAGGCTGGTTATGGAAAACCAGGTGGACCTGCAATGCCGTCCACAAGAGTAGTTAGCCTTACAACCGCAGCAGAAACGGGTTCTGTAAATAGGCAACTTGCTGAAACCACACCAGAAGGACAGCAAGCATATTTAGCAGATTACTCATTAAAGACAGGGAAACAAACATCATCTATGGCAGTGCCATATTTAGAAGATGTTAAAACCCTCGGTCCAGAAAGATGGAAAAATGTAACAAAGGCTATGGGTATTAAATTTGATACTGTAGCACAAGATTTTAAAAAGTTTGATGATGACTATGTTAGAAATGTTGAAGATTGGATTTCTAAAAATCCTGGTGGATTTTTTAATGATTCTGTTAAAGAAGAAATTTTGTCTGCAACTCGTGCCAATGCTCCAAAATCTGTTCAAACAATATTAAATGCCTCAGATCAAATTTTTGTTGCAATAAGAACATCCCTTGATGAAGTTACAAGAAAAATTATTACCGATTTTGCTAATAAAAATGGTTTAGATGTTCCCTCTATTGCAAGAGAAGGAGATAACAATCATGCTCGTTTAGGAAAAATTGAAGCAAGAACAGTTGGTTCTGCAGTAGGAAGCGTTGCTGGTACAACTCCATCTGAAATTAAAAAGAATACAAAGGCTGAAGTAGAAGCAATTATTTCAGCAAAGAAAGCAGGAGCAGAATTAGGATCGGCAGCAACAGATGGAATAAGAGGTCCATCAGGAACCGATGCAAAATCACCATCTAAAAAGGGCATCAATGCAGGTAAGGAAGTTGGCGATGGCCTTATTGTTGGAATGCAAGAAAAAGAACTTGAAGTTGCATCTCAAGCAGGCAAACTTGGAAAATCTGCAATACCCACAATGCAAGGCGATAAGGTAGATGTTGGTAATAAAGCATTCTATGATGAAATGAATAATCCAGCAGATCGTGAAGAAAGGCAAGTCTTTAAATCAGAAGATAGACAGAGAAGAAAACTTGCAACTATAAGCAGTTCAAAACTATCAAAAATAGTTGAACAACATACAAAAGATCTTGCAAACTCTACAGAGTCTTCTGTTTTGACTCAACAAGAAATTAATAAGAATCTTAAAGAAAGTGCAATCGCTACAGCAAAAGCAAAAATAGCAGATCAAAAACTTGCATTGCAAAAAGAAGAGGCTGCATTAATTCCAAATGGATCACAGACTGGAAACATACCATCTACCTATGTAAGTAATTCTGAAGCACAAGATATTGCAGCAGATATTGCAAGAGACAAAAATGGTCAAATTATTATGGATCCTCAAACCAATTCTCCATATACTAAAAAACAACTTAATGAAATTAAGCGGGGAATGCGTAGAGAAAGGGTTGGACAATTTTCTGGTAAAGCAGCAGGAGCATTAGGTGTTGCTACTATGGTATCTGGTGCAATGGGAGCACCAGGACAAGTTACTGCTGGACTTGGAATTGCATCCACAGTAGCCTCATTAGCCCCAGCACTTGCAGGTATGGGACCTGTAGGAATAGCAGTAACATCAATAGCAGCAGCAGGTGCAGCAGCATTATATCTTAAAAATAAATTTGATGAAATGGTATCTGCACAAGTAAAATATGTTGAGTCTGTTTCTGCAACAACAGAAAAAATGAAAAAAATTGGCGAAATAACTGGAAAGGTTGGAGCATCTGAACTTTATACAAAGTTAAGAGCAGAAGGGTCTTCAAACGCCTACACATCTTCTTTTGAAAGAGGAAAGCAGCAATTTGGAACAGACTTTTTATCATCAGATGTAGGAAAAGCAATAAATAAAGGTTTTGTTTCAGATCTTGCAGTATCTGGTTCAAAAAAAGCAGCAGAAACTTTAGCATTACAACTTTCAACATATATTTCTGACGGAGTTCTTAGTGCTGAACAAGCATATAGTGTTGCTAGACAAATCGGATTAAATCTTGGAAACATGACACTTGGAACACAAATTCAAGGAAAAATTACAGAACTTGTTGGTCCAGATGGAAAAGATATTTTAAATAATCCATTAGATGTTAGAGTAAGAATAATTCAAGAAAAACAACAAAATAATGCTGTTACAGAACAATCTGCATTAAAGAGTAAAAATACAAGAACTTGGTGGCAGTACATACTTGGTCTATCAAATCAAGAGCAAGCACAACAGTTTGCAGCATTAAATGCATCTCAATCACAAACACTAGTTACAATTCAGGCACAAAGAGATGCACAAAATAAAATGTATGATGATCAAGTCAGAGCACTTGAAGCACAAAAGGCTGCAACAACAGATAAAGCAAAACAACTTGAAATAGATAATAAAATTAAAACTGCAAGAAAACAACAAGCAGATGATGATGCTGTTTTTGCAAAAAAATCTGCAGAGCAAAGAAAGAAAATTTTAAAAGATTATAATTTAGCATTAAAAGAAGATAATAAAGGTCGTGAATGGGCAGAAATTACAGTAAATGCAAATGCAGTATTGCAAGCATCTGCTGCTTCTGTAAAGGCAAAATTTACTGGAGATTCTGCCCCTATTGCAAATGCTCTTTTAGCAAAAACAAAAGACTTAAAATCACAAGCAATTGAGTTGCAAATAAATACTATGGTTGCTGGAGGAGATTTAGATCCAACATCAGCAATTGCAATTTTGGATATGTTTGGTAAAGATGAAAAGGGTATGATGAAAACCCTTACAACTGCATTAGAATTACATGACCCAGGTAAAGTACAAGAATTAATTACATTAACACAGTCACTTGGTGGAAAACTTGGATTAAAAATATTAGTAGATCTTGGTGCAGAAAAAGATCCTGTAAAATTTGCAAATGAAATGAATACTTTGCAACTACTTTCTCAATTAGATAGCAAAGAAATTAATATAAAAGTATTTTTACAAAAATCAGGAAACCTAGAAAGCCTTAGTTCATTATTAGATAAAATTGATCAAAAAGTTGGAAAAAATGGAATTACCCTCAAAGTTCTTCAAGATGTTCAAAAGGTTGATCCAAATATGCCTGACCTTAGTGGGCTTATTGCTGATTGGCAAAAGTATAAAGACCAACCAGCATCTATTCAAAAATCTGTTTTATTAACTTATACCTCTATTTATAAAACAATTGGCACAGATGAAATTGCTAAATATAGAGCAGCACATCCAGAAATGGGTGATGCGAGTGATGCTGAAATACAAGGTAAAATTGCTGCTGATCTTGTTCCAAATAAAATAACTGCACCAGTTATTTCAAAAGATCAAAAGAATCCACCACAAGACTCTGGAACTAAAAAAGTAGATCAAGCATTAATTGACATAAATAAAAGATTAAGAGATGTTCGTAACTCATCTATCCTTGCAACAGAAAGTATGGCAGAATTATCTGCAGCCCTTGCAAAAACTGGAAGCAAAGCAGTGCTTGATCGTTTTGATGGATTGTCACAAAGACTACTTAAATTAGGAAAAACACAACAGTTTACAGATTTCCTTACAGGTTTGGACGAAACTGAATTAGCAAAATATGGAAAGCGTGTAGTTAAAAAGGGTGTAAATCCTCTTAATGATACAAAAGATAAAACTCTTGATGTTGGTGCTTTTGTATTAAATGATAGAGGTAAAAAGTTTGAGGCTGGAATTAATCAATCAATTTCTGGAGACTATAACAAAATACAACTTCAATCTTCTATTTCTCAACAACAAGAATTAGTTGCAAGAAAAAAACTTGTTGCACTTGGATTCAATCAAAAAGATATTCAAACAATGCTTGCAGATGAAAACTATAGAACTCTTATTGCAACTGGCAAAGTTACCAATGAACAAATTAGACAAAATGCTGTTTTAACACAACAAAATAGAATAGTTGCATCAATAAACTCTCTTTATCAAAGTCAAGTAGATGCACAAAAAGTTTCGGATAACCAACAAAGAATTCCAGAAGTTGTTAAAATGTTACAGCAGGCTGGAGTTAATGCAGAAAGTATTAAAGCAGCACTTTCAGATCCACAAATGCTTCAAACTTTAATTGACGGAATGGATAATTTTGCTACAGCCTCTGCAGAAGTTAGAGATAACTTTAATAAAACATTAGGATATATTGATCAAATTCCAGATAGAAAACTTGTTGAAATTGTTTATACACAATCAGATGCAGAAAAAACCATTAATGGTGCAAATGCTGCTATGCAATTATTTGATGCATATAAAAAAATTGATGAAAACTCATTAAAAAATGCACAAGGAAATACTTATGCTGGCTTGCAAACTCAAATGGAAAATCTAAATAATCAAGCCAAAATTGCACAAGATGCAATAAATATGACTCAATCAAAAATTGATACAATGCAACAAGAGGTCGATAAGGCTCAGAGAGATATAGAAACTAATTTTACTAGACCAATTGAAGCAAGACAAAGATCAATAGATTTACTAAATCGTCAAGTTGAAATAAATTATACAAGACCAATTCAGGCTATACAAGATAGATCAACAATTCTTTCTCATGACCTAGAGGTAATGAATCATGCTGCAGATGCAATTAATAAAAAATATGACGATCAACAAACAGCCCTTACAAAAATTGCAGAGATTAATAATCAAATTATTCAACAACAGCAACAACAACTTGGTCTTGCCGATGCCTTAACAAAGGGAGATATTTCTGCTGCTGCAAAGGCTGCCCAAGACATGAGGGCAACAGGTGCAGCAAATTATGCTCAAAACGCACAAGATGCACTTCAAAAAGCAAGACAGAATGAAATTGATGCACTACGTGGTGGGATAAGTGGAAAATCAGCAAAAGATATTCAAGAAGAACAATATCAAAATGGATTAAAAACCTACGATCTAGAACAACAAAAGGCTGTTGTTGATAAACAAATTCTTGGACTTCAAGATGAAATTTATCAGTTAGAACAGTCTAGACTTGCAGCCCAAGATGCTATTCAAATTAAAACAGATGCAATTGCTAAAATTCAATACGGACTCCTTTTAGATCAACAAAATGCATTAAAGGCAATAAATGATTCTATATTGCCATTACAACAACAGAGCGATATATTGTTTAATCAAATTTCTATAAATGATCAAAATAGACAAATATCTGGAAAAACAAGAAAAGAATGGGATGATTTATTGGTTGCAGCAACTGCAACAAAACTACTTGCAGAAGGAGATCTTGCTAGAGCATTAGGTGCAGCAGACTCTGTATCTGGAAGTATAAAGTCAAGTTGGGATAGCATATTAGATAGTTATAATAAAATTAAAAGCAAATCAATTGAAATAAAGCAAACAATTATAACTGACTATATAACTGGAACGAAAAAATCTTCTTCTGGATCTACCGCTCCAACAGGCAAAGCAAATGAACCCGATGCTGCTGGTTTAACATATGACCCTAACGGAGAAAAAGGTAAAACTGCTGAAGAGTTAAAGAAATTTGATGATGCTGCAATAGCAAAATATGCAACAGGTGCAGAAGCGGCTGCAGCAGCAGCAAGATTAGCAGAAAAAGCACGACTCGATGCAATCGCAGCCGATGCAGCAATGTTCCCTGGAGGAAGAAGAGCAGGATATTCAATGGGCGGACTTGTACCTGCTTATTTTGCAACAGGTGGATACGCAATAGGAACTGATACCGTTCCAGCAATGCTAACTCCTGGGGAATTTGTAATGAGCAAATATGCTGTAAACCAACATGGTGTTAATACATTAAGAGCAATGAACAACGGCTCTGCATCAATAGGAGATTCAGTGTATAATTATAACCTTAACATAAATGTTAGGTCTGATTCAAGTCCAGATGAAATTGCACAAACAGTTATGGCACAAATAAAGCAAGTAGACTCACAAAGACTTAGGGGAAATAGATTATAATGGCATCAGCAACATATATGACAGGAAGAAAAAAATATGGAAGACCTCAAGGTATTTTATTTTCAAATAATCCTGGCACATTAGTAAATGGTCTATATGTTCCAAATGGTCATGAAATAGGACAAGATCCAGGATCAGAAACAGATGCATCTATGCTAGATCAGTTTATAATTTTGTCTGATCACAATCGTGGAGAGATAAAAATAGCGGGGCAAAGAATTGAAAAAAGATCAAGAATGATTAATGGAAATATGCGTTCATATCATATTGCAGATAAAGACACATATGACATTCAGTGGAATGCCCTTCCATCACGCTCTTTTAGTTCAAACCCACAGTTCAATGCATCAACTGGTAAAAGCAGCCTCACAGGCCTTTCTGGGCTACCTACAGGGGTTGATTCTGAGTATACTATAGATGGTGGTGCAGGAGCATCAGAACTATTGAACTGGTATGAAAATCACAAAGGTTCATTTTGGATGTTTTTGGCATATGATAAATATAAAAATTTTGGTAACTCTGATTCTGCATATGGGCATTTAAATCAGTACAATCAAATTGTTGAAGTTTATTTTTCAAAATTTGATTATGGTATTACACAAAGAGGACAAACTACATTTGATCTTTGGAATGTTTCCATGACCTTGGAAGAAGTTTAATGTTTAACAATTTAGAACTTCAACAACATCTTGAAGAATCTCAAACAATTAAAAGTCAGTCTGCAATTATTGCAGAGTGGAATATGAATATTCCTTCCAATATTTTAAAAATTGGAAATTATCGTTATAGACCAACAGATAAAGATTCAAAATTTTATTTACTTCCAAACTCATTTGATAATGTAGATCTTGGTGGTTATTATACTGGTGCAACAGATGCAGACATTGTAATTGATGGAGGATTTGATGATTCAGGACTTCCTACATTATTGACTGCAAACAAAGATAAACTTAAAACATTATACTCTTTAGAAGATTGTTTTAAACAGTTTAGACCTAGGTCTGGAATTAATAAAGCAAAATATTTATCTGGATCTTTTTTACATCATGCAAATATGTCAATGGCAAATAGACCTAGGTATTATATGCCAGACAAAGCAGATATATTTAAATACTGGACTTCTTTTAGAACTGAAAATAATGTTGAGTATGGCATAGCAAACAAAACAATAAATAGTGAAAAAGTAATTGAAGATGCTGTTCCGTTTGTTGTTTATAATGAAGTTATTCCAACAAATAGAATTGTTATTAAGATGCAAACTCAAATTGGAACCGTTGACCTTGGAACATTTTATAATGCCTCAACAACATTTTTAGATCCTTTTTATGGTGATGCAAATAAATCAACACCATCAAAATGGAAGGTTCAGTGTTTAAAAGGAAATAATTGGGTAGATGCAATATCTTTTACATCACAATCTTTAAAGGCAGATGGTTCTCCATTAATTGGTCCAGATGGATATGTTGAACTATCTTATGGATTGAAAGTTCCACAAAGATATAAGAGCAATTTTGCATTTGCAGAAAAACTTTCATCATCAAACTTGTTACCAGAAAAAAATATTGAAGGATATGCTTATTTAATTATTGAAAATCCAAATACAAATGGATTGTTTTATGTTTGGCATAATGGAATTTATGAAACATTTATTCCAGAATATACTTGGCAAGTAGCAAATGAAGAAACAGATAGGCTAACAAATTTTGTTACAGATTTAACAAACCCAGACTACTATGGTTTATCAATAGATGGGTCTAAAAAATACAGAGAGTTTGATTATATTAAGGGAATTAGAGTAGTAGTAGACTCTATGACTAAAACAAATGCAACATTTGATTTAATAGAATTATCTCCAAGACTTTCAGTTAATTTAACAGATAAAATTGAAAACTTTTCAATTACAAAAAGTGCTTCTGATTTAGGTCAAAGTGGTTTGCCAGTTGGACAATTATTGGCATCAACTGGAAAAATAAAAATGTTTGACTACGATGATTCTTTTAATGAAAATAATAAACAAAGTATTATTTGTAATTATATAACAAGGCATATTCAATTTAAGTTTTATGAAATACTAGTTGATGTAGGTGGTTATGATTATTTTGTACCCATAAAAACACTTTACTCAGATAGTTTTCCATCTATATCTAATTCAGATAAGACAGTAGAATTAACCTTAAGAGATATGTTCTTTTATTTGGAATCAACCACAGCACCTCAAATTTTATCTACAAACGTTTCTCTTAGTTCTGCAATTTCTTTACTATTAGATTATGTTGGTTTTTCTAATTATACATTTAAAAGAATTGCTGGAGAAACTGAAGTTATTATTCCATACTTTTTTGTTCCACCAGATACAAGCGTTGCAAAAATATTAGAAGATTTAGCAATATCGACACAGACAGCAATGTTCTTTGATGAATATAACAACTTTGTTATGATGACCAAAAATTATATTATGCCATCAGAAACTGAAAGAGCAACAGACTTTGTATTATACGGAACACAAGAAATTGAAAAAAATGGAATTATAGAAAATTATAAAACAAACAAAAAATTATCAAATATAGTTGAATTAACAAATCAAAATTCTCAGGTATATAATGATGGATCAATTAATTATAATACAAGATACATTCAGAGATCTATAGGATCTTTAAGGCAAGCAAGTTTAATTGATAATGAAAGAACTTGGATTTACAAGCCAGTTCTTTTGTGGGAAGTTTCAGGAACACAAAATACAAAATCAATAAATGAAGAAGTAGGAAATCAATCTTCTTATGTTTTGGCTGCTATTCCATTAAACTTAGATTTATCTAATGATGTTCCTATTGTTAAAAACAATATTTTAATTAACAATACCATGAGTTTGGGAGAGGCTGTTTATTGGATAACAAGATATAATGGATATTTTTATGCAAATGGTGAAATTATAAAATTTGATGCAGTTGAATATAATATTTCTGGAATTGGAAATGTTTGGATATCTAGTGTACAAGAATATCAAAATTATTTTTCAAAATTGCCTTTTAATGGAAAAATTTATCCAACAGGTTCTATAAGAATATTTGCAGAACCAAATTATGAAGAAATAGACGGAGTGCTAAAATTAAAAAATGGTCCAGTTGCAAAACATGGAAGAGGACAGTTTGGAACAGATGTTGTATATCATAATTCAGGATTAAATAATTATTGGTCAGACAATGCAAATATTCGTGGTGTAACAATGAAATCAGATATATTATTTAATACAATGTCTGTAGAACTTCCAACATCCTCAGATGGATTATCTGTGGGTGCTGCTGGACAATCTTCATTTATTGACTTAGGTGTTCCTGCTACAGATAACCCACAAACAAGCAATGTCATTGCACAAAAAACTACTAGAAACGGAATTATAAAAAACTTTCTTTCTTCTACATCTTTAGATCAGTCGACATTAAATTCATTAAAGAGTACACAAACGGGAACAGTTCAATCTTCTGCTTTAGTTATGAATGGTCCATCATTAACAACTTATCCAAAAGCAGCAGATTTTATTTCATATGTTTATAAACCTTTAACAGATAGTTTTAAACATTTTGGAACTAGAATGAGAGTTATTGGCAAAATTGAAAATAATTTAGATAGAGGTCAATCTGCAACGGGTGGAACAACATATTATGTAGTTCCTGGAACAACACCAGATCAAAACATAAACATCTCTGCTGGAAGTGGTGGTTTAGCGGTAATGCTAAATTCAGAAACCAATAATGGTTATTATTTTGAAATAGCAGCACTTGGTTCTACAAGTCTTGCAAATACTGCAACTAGTAATGTAAACAATGTTTTCTTTTATAAATTATTAAAAGATAGTAAGGGTAATGCTGTTCCAGTAAAACTTTGGGAAGGCCTATCAAACATAATTGTAGATGATGGAAACTTCACTGGACAATATAGGGTTGCTGCTGAACAAAATCCAACAGTATATGATTTGTCTGTAGAATATGAAAACATAGGAACATTAAGAAGATTTTATTTATATATTAATGAAACATTAGTTAAGATCGTTGATGACACAAATCCATTACCAGTTTATAATAATATGGCATTATTTGTTAGAGGCTCTTCAAGAGTAATGTTTGAAAATATTTTTGCACTTACAAATAATTATTCTCAAAATACATCTTTTGCTTTAGATACACCAGTCAATTCAATATTTGATAATAATGAAATAAATGTTAATGATTCTTTTAGAAAATATGCAATGAGTGGAATTATCCAGGGAACATATCTTAGTGGAATATCTTCAGTAGAACCATCTAAATATAAAATATACTTTGATGAGTTTGGAACAATAATGAGAGAAGCGTCATCATTTAACATAAGGTATGATAAAGCCTATCCAGCGTTGTACGCAAAACTATCTCCAACATTTAATAGATTAAAGGGATACACTGTTTCTGGATTTAGAGCAGGTTCCTATGGTGCAGAATTTTTAATTTTTAATGCTACGGATACGGCTCTCAGTCTTGATGAAACTACTGGAAACTATTTAAGAATTCAAGGTATTACGTTTACTCAGCAATCACCAAATGTTTTGCGTGTAGATGATTACTTTACAAAAAATTCAAATCTATCAGATCCTTTAATAAATAAAGATGTAGTAATACAATCACCAATGAAAATTGCAAAAGACTATGAAGATATTAAAATTAGCAGAATGACTTATGGTAAAAAAGACTTTAGTTTAAATGTTCCATATATTCAAACATCAGATGATGCAAACGATTTAATGAAATGGATTATATCAAAAATTATGAAACCAAGAAAGTCTTTAGGAATTAAAATTTTTGCTATTCCAACACTGCAACTTGGAGATATAGTAGAAGTTAAATATACTGAAAACGGTATAGATAAAGCAGGTACCTCTAGGTTTGTTGTATATAATATAGAATATTCAAAAGCCTTAGAAGGTCCAGATATGACAATATTTGTAAGTGAGGTAGTGTAATGACTGTAGATGCTACAGCAAATCAACCAGCAACTGCTACTGCAAGTACAAGCACTCCAACAGTAAAGATTGCTACACCCGATCTATTTATTTTTAAAGACAGTGTTGTTCCAATTGAGGTAATGACAGATTTAATTTTTGAAGATATTGGTGGAGAAGAATTAATAAGTATATCAAGAAACGATATTATTTCTGGTCAAACAATTTCGTATCAACCAATTAAAAATATTAGTCGTTTATATCTTCAATATAATCCACAAAATATTTTAAATTTGCAAGATACATCTGCTACATTCTTTAAAAATTATCCAATTAAATTTGAAAACTGTATACCATCTAAAGGTACTGGTCCAAACGGAGAGATAGTTTATCTTGACCCAATAACTGGAGATTTGATTATTAATGTTATCAATTTGGCAACTGATGAACAAGTTGATGTTCAAATTTTAACATCTGGATCAATACTTAATGGTACAATATATGAGGTGAAAAATTAATGATAACTAATACTGGAAAAAGCATTATTTCAAAATATTTGATAGGTCAGGCTCCAGCCTATGCCTCATATGTTGCTGTTGGCTGTGGGGTAAACCCATTAAACTTAACAGACACATTTCCTGACTTTTCTGAAAAAACTGCTTTAGATTTTGAAATGTTTCGTGTTCCTATAGTTTCTCGTGGATTTGTAAATGAAAACGGAATAAATAAAGTTGTATTAACAGCAGAACTGCCAACAGAAGAAAGATATGAAATTACAGAAATTGGAGTATATTCAGCAGGATCAAACCCATCTGCTGGTGCTTATGACAGTAGAGTGCTTTATGCTTTTACACAAAATGAAAATTGGGAATATCATTCAAAAACTGCAGCATCTGCAATAAATGCTGTATACACGCCACTAGATGGTTCAAATGAAGATAATATAATTGTTGAACAAGAAAAAGTTTTTCAAACAAATGCAGATAACAGAATTTTTACAGATAGTGTAAGACTTAATAGAAATGAAAGATGCAGATTTTTAAATAATATAATTGTTTTATCTGGAGATTTGTCAAAAATAAATGTTTTACAAAATGAAAAATTAGATGTTGATTTATCTTGGGTGCAACAAGACACTGGAAGATCTTCAGAACATATTCACTTAAACGGTGTTACTGCAGACTTTAACAAGCAGTCTCCATTAGATGAACTTAAATTGTGTTTTTCTGTTATTAATAAAAATGGTCATGATGGAACAAGGCCAGATAAAATAAGATTAATTTTAGAGTTTGCAACTGATGATGCTTATAGTCAAGGACAATCTGCAAGATTTGAAGTAAACCTATCTCATATTGCTGGCGATCCAATTAAAGATTTTACATCAAACAGATACTTTGTTGTTTCTAAACAACTACAAGAATTAACAAAAACACAAGCATTTTCTTGGGGATCTGCAAATATACTTAAGGTTTATGCGTCAGTAATTGACACAAGCGGAAATGTTTCTAGCAACTTTTTAGTTTGTCTAGATGCTCTAAGGATTGAAAATACATCTAGTCAAAATCCATTGTATGGACTTACTGGATATTCTGTTATTAAAAATACAAATGCTAGACCAATTGTTAAATCTGCAAATACCACCAACTTTATTGAATTTAGGTTTAATGTTGGTGTTTCATAATGTTAAATAATATAAAAAAAGTTGTTATTCCTAAAAATCAATTGCCAGCATTTAATGGAGAAGATCAAACATACATTGTTAGATATAGGATTGTATCTGAAGATAAAAATAGAACATCTCATTGGTCTCCGCAATATCATCTTGCAGCACCAACATCTCAAACTGTAGAATATGGAATTTCATTAGATCCTACTAAAAAAATAATAACAGTTGTTTGGACAGCACCCACAAATACTAATAATATTTTTGACATGTATGTTAAATGGGATAATCAGAGTTGGGAATATTTTGGTTCTGTTTCAACAACAATTTTTGCACTTGTTGCCAAGTCTGGTGCAACATCAGTAAAAGTATCTGCACAAGTTCCAACATTTCCTAAGAAAAAATTTACCAATGCAACAATATTTGAAACACCAACAACGAGCCTAGTGGTATAATAGATTATGGCAAAAATTCCATTACCAGAGCGTGGTCAACCACTTGATGTATCTTATATTTATCAACTTGCAAATGCAGTAAATGAATTATCAACACAGGTATCTCCAGCACTTTACAAATATGTAACAATTGATACTCCTGGTGTTGGTCAACAAAATGTAAAAGCCTCAGAGGCTAGGATTTTGGGCGGATATGTAGAAATCGTAAACAGTGCTTCAAAAACAAAAGGAGACACAGTTCCATTTTCTTATGCCTTTAGTACAGATTTTAAGTATGCACCAATTGCAGTTGCTACGCCAGTAAACATTGGAAACACCCCTGCAGGTAAAAATGTTTCAGTTGTTTTAAAATCTGTAACAACATCAAAAGTAGAGGGTGTTGTTCTTTTTAATGAAACAGGTGATTTAACTGTAGCGGTAAACCTAGTAGTTATAGGAATACCAAATTAGTGATTAAATGCAACAAGTGTAAAAACAACATGTTTGTAGATAGACAATATTCATCTGCAATGCATTTAGAAATTTATTGTATTATTTGCGGAAATAGAAAATTTTATAATCCACCACAGAATTCATCGGAGGGAAGATGGCTCTTAGAAAAGGAAGCATTGAGAGCGAAGGCTACAATCTCGCCCCTGTAATACCTGGCAATAAAAAAGTTTGGTTTTTAAATAAAGATTTGGTTAGGGTTTATCATTTAAATAAATCAAATGGAATAATGTCTGTTTATAACATTACACAAGATAGAATAGAAAGTTGTTTAATTGGTGATTTTAAAAGTAAAAGAGAACGAGCCTATACTGTTGGAGAGACTGCAATTCTTGTTAATAGACATAAAAAATATATGCCATCTTTAATGAAACGAGGAATTATTCCTTTTCCAACTGGATCACAAAAAGGTGGTGCAAGAGGTTTTAGAGTTAGATCTTATTATTCAGAATCTCAAGTTAGAGAGATACGTGATATACTTGCTACTTACCATATTGGAAGACCAAGAAAAGATAATTTAATAACAAATGATATGACACCCAGCACTCAAGAGTTGACAAGACGCATGGGGGACGGTATACTTAAATACGTAAGAACTGAAGATGGAAGATTTGTTCCAGTTTGGAATGAATCCATTTAACGAAGGGCATAAAATGGAAGAAACAAAGGTATCTGTAACATTAGGATATACGCTTAACCTAGGTAATTTTCAATCTTTAAGACTAGATCTTGGAGTTATTGATTCAAAGCGTGAAGGTGAAAATACAGATCAGGCATTTGAGCGTGTATATAAGTTTGTTGAAGATAAGTTAACTGATAAAATTAAAGAAGCACAGACAGAAGCATCTGAGTCATAATGGCTGAACGCAAAGACCGAATGGCTTTGCTTAGTAGATACAACAAACTGCATTTGCAAAGATACGAGCAAAAGTCTAACATGAATCTTAATGTAGAACAATGGGCTGCGGATGGCTTGGTTGAGTCATATGGAATTTCTCAATGTTATGATTTATTAGATTATTATTTTAATATTGCACAAGATCCAAATTGGAATTTCTTTGCATACAATGCAGAAAAAATTCTTAATGGTAAAATTGATAAAGAGCAAGATGATAAAGAACGAATAGAGCGTAGGAAAAAAGCAAAGGAGTGGTTAAATCAATAATACAGAGGCAAAGTTAATCACTGCAGTTTTACAAGATAAACAGGTTCATGTATTGCTACAAGCAAACATTGAAAATTTGCTTAGAACGCATAGTGATATTTGGAATTTTATTAGAAATTATTCTGAACACAATGGAACAGTCCCACCAGTATCTTTAGTGGTGGAAAAGTTTAGAGACTTTGTTCCAGTTGAAGGAATTGGTGCAACCAAGCATCATCTTGATGAGTTGCAAGTTGAATATTTAAACGATAGTCTTAAAGATATTATTAGAAATGCTGCAACTGAGATTCAAGGTGGAGAAGGTTCCAAAGCACTTGAAGATTTAATTACAAAAACATCAGAACTCAAAAAAAATACATCTTCAATTCGTGATATTGATGCAACTGATATTGATTCTGCAATTGCATATTTTGAGAATGTAAAAAAACAACAAGCACTTGGACACATAGGAATTAAAACTGGTTTGCCAGGATTTGATAATTATTTGCCATCTGGAATTATGCCAGGACAGTTGGGCGTATTTCTTGCATATCCAGGAATTGGAAAGTCTTGGCTTGCATTGTATTTTGCAGTACAGGCTTGGAAACAAGGAAAGACCCCATTAATTATTTCTCTTGAGATGTCCGAAACAGAAGTTCGCAATCGTGCTTTTACAATTATGGGTGAAGGTCTTTGGTCGCATAGGAAATTAAGTAATGGTGAAGTTGAAATGGATATGCTTAAAAAGTGGCATGCAGACAAACTTCAAGGAAAGCCACACTTTCATATCATTTCAAATGATCAAGGTGGCGAAGTTACCCCCTCAGTTATTCGTGGAAAGATTGATCAATATAAACCAGACTTTGTTATCGTGGACTACTTGCAACTTATGAGTCCAAATCAAAAATCAGATAATGAAACAGTACGAATGAAAAATCTTTCAAGAGAACTAAAACTTATGGCTATTAGTGAAGAGGTGCCGATCATGGCTATTTCCTCTGCAACCCCAGACGATGTAAAAGACTTAAGTACTGTTCCAACATTGGGTCAAACTGCATGGTCAAGGCAGATTGCATATGATGCTGATTGGGTTTTAGCACTTGGTCGTGGAACAAATAGCGATATTATTGAATGTGCGTTTAGAAAAAATCGTAATGGATTTATGGGTGATTTCTTAGTTCAATGTGATTTTGACAGGGGTTATTATAGATATAAAGATTTTGAAGATAAGTAGGTATAATATGAAGTATGACACAGTTTCACCATAGGCAGATTAAACATTTTAATTTAAGTGGTATTATTCACGATGAATCTGCTATTGGAAGACTAAAAAATGAATATATAAGATTAATAACATCAGAAATGAAGTTTGCAGGATATGCTCCAAGGTTTGACTTAGAACCTGATTTTACTGTAGACTATGATGAAAAAAAGAAAATATTTGAATTTGAATTAACAATATATGGAATATATGTAGGGAAAAGGAAGGCACAATGGATAGCAGGGGTAGACAGGTACAACGCAATACATATACAAAAGAACAAATCAAAAGAGTTCTTACAGGAACAGGCGTAACCATAGAGTCAGAAGTTGACTCTGACTATATTATCTTTTGTCCTTATCATAATAACAATAAAACCCCAGCAGGAGAAATTGATAAGTTTAATGGAACCTTTTTTTGTTTTTCTTGTCATCATATTGCAGATCTTGTAGAGTTTGTAATGCATATGTCAAATAGAACTTATTTTGAATCTATAAGATATATTAAAAGCAAAGAAACAGAACAAGACCTAGAAAAAGATATTAATCAAAAACTTATTTCAAAACCAGATTTTATACAATATGATGAATTAATTCTTAAAAGATTATATAATAATTTAACAATATCAGATAGAGCAAAAGACTATTTTAAATATAGAAAAATTACAACAAATTCTTGGATTAAATTTTCTTTGGGTTATTCAGAAAAACAAGATATGGTTATTGTTCCTGTTCATAGTCCAGATGGTATTGCTGTTGGTTTTGTAGGAAGGTCTATTGAAGGAAAAGAGTTTAAGAATACTCCAGGTTTGCCAAAAGCAAAAACATTATTTAATTTAAATCGTGTTAAAACAGCAGACAAGGTTTATGTGGTAGAATCATCTTTTGACGCTATTCGTTTAGATCAAGTTGGTTTTCCAGCAGTTGCAACCCTTGGTGCAAATGTATCAAACATACAAATAGAATTGCTTCAAAAATATTTCAATAATATTATTGTTATTGCAGATAATGATGAAGCAGGAGGAAACATGAAGACTAAGATAATTGAAAAACTTGGCTCTCGTGTATCCGTTATACAACTTAATAAAGAATATAAAGACATAGGCGATATGGATGATAAGTCAATTAAAGAACTAGAGTATCAGTTTGACAAATCAATACTATCCATGCTAAACTAACATATACAATAAAAGGAGAAAAAATGAGCATCATTAAAGGACTAAAAGATATCAGTGCAATACTTGACAAGCCAAAGTTTGAAAGTACAGGACAAAAGGTTCGTTGGGTAAAGTTGGCAGATGGACAATCTGCAAAAATTAGATTTGTAGAAGAGTTGGATCAAGATTCTGCAAATTATAATGAAAGTCGTGGACTTTCTGTTGTTGTTTCAGAACATACAAACCCAAAAGATTATAAGCGTAAGGCTGCATGCACAATGGAGTCAGAGGGCAGATGCTTTGGTTGTGAAATGGCAAAGAAGGAACCAAAGTCAGGCTGGCGAGCAAGACTTCGTTTTTATTGCAATGTTCTTATTAATGACGGAACAGAAGATGCATACATTGCTGTTTGGTCACAAGGCATTTCAAAGCAATCAGCATTTAACAATATTCGTGAATATGCCCTTGACACAGGAAGCGTATCTAATCTTGAGTGGAAGTTAAAGCGTAATGGTCAGGGAACTGAAACAAATTACACACTTCTTCCAAGCAAGCCAGATTCAGAACCATTTAATTGGGAAGGTTTTGAATACTTCAACCTAGAAAAGGTTGTTCGTGAAGTTCCATATCCAGAGCAAGAAGCATTTTACTTTGGATTTGACACTCCATCTGTTACCAGCACAAATATTGACTGGTAATTGATGAATTACGTAGGCTTACATGTACATACCCATTACTCGTTATTTGACGGGATTGCTACTCCAGAAGAATACATTGACCGTGCAGTTGAGTTAGGGATGCCAGCAATTGCCATCACTGACCACGGTACTTTATCTGGGCATAGGGAACTGCACCGTATTGCAAAAGCAAAAGGTATTAAGCCTATACTTGGTGTAGAAGGCTATATGTGTCAAGATAGATTTGATACTAGAGATAAGTCTGAAAGAGACGGAGATCTAGATTTAATCTATAACCATATAGTCCTTCTCGCCAAGAACCAAATTGGTTTGGAAAATCTAAATAAGATTAATGAGATTGCATGGACAGAAGGATATTTTAAGAAGCCAAGGTTTGACTTTGAGATTCTTGAAAAGTATTCAGAAGGAATCATGGTTACTTCTGCTTGCCCAAGTAGTGTACTTGTAAAAGCACTTGAAAATAATGAATTTGCTATTGCTAAAAAACACATTGAATGGTTTAAGCGAGTCTTTAACGATGACTACTATATTGAGGTAATGCCACATAACCCAGCAGAAATCAACAAACAACTAATTCAATTAGCAGATGAGTTTGCTGTACAAGTTGTTGTTACCCCAGACTGCCATCACAGTTCAACTGATCAAAAAGAAATTCAAGAGTTTAAACTTCTGCTTAACACCCATGTAAAAATTGATAAAGAACATACTTTTGAAAAATCTAAAAAACATACAGATATGATGAAGCGTCTTGATTATCTATACGGAGAAGATCGTCAGATTACTTTTAATAAGTTTGACATTCACCTTCTTTCTTATGAAGAGATGAAGACTGCCATGGAAGCACAAGGCATTGATCGTCCAGACATTTATTCCAATACATTACTTGTGGCTGACAAAGTTAAAGATTATGGAATTCAAGAAGGACTAGACCTCCTCCCAGTTCAATACAAAAACCCAGATGAAGAATTAAGGTCTTTGGCATTAGAAGGTCTTGTGTCTAGAGGCATTGAAGGAAAAAAAGAATATCTAGATAGATTAGATGAAGAATTAAATGTTATAAAAGATAAAAAGTTTGCTCCATACTTTCTTGTTGTTCGAAGTATGATTAATTGGGCAAAAAAAGAAGACATCATGGTTGGTCCAGGCCGAGGATCTGCTGCAGGTTCTTTACTGTGTTATGCACTTAACATAACGGATATTGATCCTATACAACATGGATTATTGTTTTTCCGTTTTATTAACCCAGAGCGAAATGACTTTCCAGATATTGATACCGATATTCAAGATTCTCGTAGAGAAGAAGTAAAAGATTATTTAGTTAGACAGTATCGACATGTTGCATCCATTGCTACATTTTTATCTTTTAAAGATAAAGGCGTAGTCAGAGATGTTGCAAGAGTTTTAAATATTCCTCTAACAGATGTAAATAAAGTTCTTAAACTTGTGGACACCTGGGATGAATACTGTACATCAAAAACAACTCAAGAGTTTCGTGATAAATATCCAGAAGTAGAAATTTATGGAGAACAACTTCGTGGAAGAATCAGAGGAACGGGTATTCATGCTGCTGGAGTTGTAACCAGTAAAGATCCAATTTTTAGATTTGCTCCAATGGAAACTAGATCTATAACTGGTCAAGATGGAAGAATTCCAGTCGTAGCGGTTGACATGGAAGAAGCAGAGAGAATTGGATTAATTAAGATTGATGCTCTTGGACTTAAAACTTTATCGGTTTTAAAAGATGCATTAGACATAATTGAAGAACGAGATGGAAAAGTTATTGACCCATTAAAAATTCCAATGGATGATCCAAATGTATACGCAATGCTTTCTGACGGATATACAAAGGGAGTGTTTCAGTGTGAAGCAGCACCATATACAAATTTATTAATAAAGATGCGTGTTAAGAGTCTTGAAGAACTTTCAGCATCAAATGCTTTAGTTCGACCAGGAGCAATGAATACAATTGGAAAAGATTATATTGCTATTAAACATGGTCGTCAAAATCCAGATTATAAACATCAAGTTATTAAATCATTTACGGAGGAAACCTATGGTTGTATTCTTTACCAAGAGCAAGTTATGCAAGCATGCGTACAACTTGGCGGTATGTCCATGTCGGAAGCAGATAAAGTTAGAAAGATCATTGGTAAGAAAAAAGATGCTAAAGAATTTGATGTATTTAAAGATAAGTTTGTTAAGGGTGCCTCTCAATACATTTCGCCGAATCAAGCCTTAGATTTATGGCATGATTTTGAGGCTCATGCAGGTTATTCTTTTAATAAATCTCATGCGGTTGCTTATTCTACATTATCATATTGGACAGCATGGTTAAAATATCATTATCCACTAGAGTTTATGTACTCATTATTAAAAAATGAAAAGGACAAAGATGCAAGAACTGAGTATCTTATTGAAGCAAAAAGAATGGGGATTAGCATTAAACTACCTCACATTAACGATTCCGATATTGATTTTAAAATTGAGGGTAAAGGCATTAGGTTTGGTTTATCGGGTATTAAGTTCATTTCCGATAAGATTGCAGAAAGATATATTTCTGCTAGGCCTTTTAGTTCGTATTCTCAACTTGAAGAATTTACTTTTACAAAAGGAAATGGAGTTAACAGTCGTGCTTTACAAGCATTACGAGTTGTTGGTGCAGCAACATTTAATGATAATCCAAGAAATGAACAAGAGATTAAAGAAAACTTATACGAGTATTTAAATTTGCCAGAGTTTAATATTTCTGTACCATCACACTATTATGCTTTTATTAATGATATTAATGACTTTGAAGAAAAGGGGTCATACATATTAATGGGAATGGTAAAATCTATTAAAAGAGGAACTGGTTGGTCTAGAGTAGAAGTTTTAGATAAAACTGGTAGTGTTGGAATTTTTGACGAAGAGCAGACTACAATTGAAACAGGTTCTTCCTATATTATTCTTGCAAATGATAATAGAATTTTATCTGCAGTTCCAATTGATGAAATAAAAACATCTGGTACTGGCTTGGTTAAGTTTTTAAGTTATAAGCAATTACCATACAAAGATGAAGAAATGATGGTTGTTTCTTTTAAGCCAAGGACAACAAAGGCTGGCAAAAAGATGGCATCACTAACACTTGCAGACTCATCAAGAGATTTACATTCAGTAACCGTTTTTCCAACTCATTTTGCAAAAGCATATATGCATTTAGAAGAAGGAAAGGCTTATAAATTTTCTTTTGGTAAAACAAAAGATGGAACAATTACATTGGAGGATATAAATGCTTGATGATTTAGCAATGCAGTTGCATGCTGTTGCAGTAGAAAAAGGTTTTTGGCCTGAAGAAGTAGATGATATTTTTATTGCTAAGCAATGCATGATGATTGTTTCTGAAGTTACAGAAACTATGGAAGCAATTAGAAAAGATAAAGGCGAAGAAGAAATAACAAAAGAGGTTGCAGATATCTTAATTCGAACTTTGGATTTGTATGCAGGATTAGTTGAAGCAGGGTATACTAAGTTATCACTTGATTATTCACTTGAGGAAAAAACGCAGTTTAATAAAACTAGACCAGAGAAGCATGGAGTAAGATTCTAATGACAGTAACAGTAGAAGAGGCATTAGCACAACTAGATCCAAAACTAAGAAAAAAGTTGGGTAACGGGGTTGGAGTAAATTATGAGTATCAACCAACACCTAGTTATGGTTTAAATCGTGCATTAGGCGGTGGGTTGCCATATGGCAGACAGGTTCTTATATGGGGTTCAAAGTCATCCGCAAAGTCCTCTATGTGCCTTCAAATGATTGCTCTAGCACAAGCCGAAGGAAAGTTGTGTGCTTGGATTGATTCAGAAATGTCTTATTCAGAAGATTGGGCCAGAACTCTTGGGGTAGATCCAGAAAAATTAATTTATTCACAGGCAAGAACTATTAGTGATATGGTAGATGTTGGAGTTGGATTAATGAATGCTGGAGTTGATTTAATAGTGGTAGACTCTATTACATCAATGCTTCCTGCAATTTATTTTGAAAAGGATACTGATGAAATGAAGGCTTTGGAAAACACAAAACAGATTGGAGCAGAATCTCGTGACTTTAGCAATGCATGGAAAATGCTTAATTATGCTAACAATAAGGTTAAGCCTACTCTTCTTGTTCTTATTTCCCAGTCTCGTAATAATATTAATGCTATGTATACTAGCCAGCAGCCTTCTGGTGGTCAGGCTACTAAGTTTTATTCTTCTTGTATTATTAAATTATTTAGTTCCGAATCCGACAATCAAGCGATTAAAGGAAAAATTAAAGTAGGAGATAAATTAATTGAAGAAAAGGTTGGAAGAAAAATTAGATGGGAATTACAATTTTCCAAAACATCTCCAGGATTTCAATCTGGAGAATATGATTTTTATTTTAGAGGTGATGATGTAGGACTTGATGCAATTGGTGATCTTGTTGACACTGCAGAACTAAATGGTATCGTAGAAAAAACAGGAGCATGGTATATTCTTCCAGATGGAAGCAAGGTCCAAGGAAGAGAAGCGTTTGTTAATCGTGTAAGAGAAGATCTTGATTTACAAGATTCTATAAAGAAACAATTAAATGGCTAAATATACTGTTTATCATGGTCAATTTAATTGTCATGTTTGTAGGGAAGAGGTTTTAAGTTTAAGGCTTTATCCAGAAACTAGAGAATTAACCTGGATGTGTAAAGAAAAACATTTAAGTAAAGTAAAAATTGGACAACCAACAAAGAAGGATTATGAGCGAGAAAAGTGAAAGTAAAAGAATTGGTGCAAAGCAGCATAAAAATTCTGGTCGCAATACTCAAAAGGGTGATGCAACTTGGCAAGGATTTGTGGTTGATTTTAAAGAAGCCTCCAAGTCTTTTACCATAAATAAAGATGTTTGGGCCAAGGCCTGCACAGATGCAATTAGAGCGGGTACAGATAAAGCACCAGCAATAATTTTAATACTTGGAGAAGGAAATACCAAAGTAAGACTAGCCATTATTGAAATGGACATGTTAGAGCAAGTTATGGATGGTGTATAATATAATTATGGATACAGGATACGCACCAAAAAATAATTTTAAACCAAAAATAATAAAAGGCTTTTTTACAGAAAAAGAATTAACAACAATTCTTGAAATTGTAGAAAATCAAAAAAATGATAAAGAAATTGATAAATTTTATCAACCTTTTGTTATTGAAAAAATGTCTAGAATGCAAATAGAAGTAATTTATCCAAAAGAAATAAAAGAAAAACTTGAAAGTTTTGCATCTGAAATTGTTGGTGAAAAAGTTTTAATGCATCATAATAGTTATTTAAGTTATAACTTAAAGCATGGGAAAGGAGTAAACCCTTCTTTACCACCCCACTATGATTCAGATAATTTTTATTCAAAATTAACAATGGACTATCAATTAAATAAAAATATTGATTGGGTTATAAGAATTGAAGAAGAAGAGTTTAATCTTGAATTTGGTGACTTGCTTATTTTTTGGGGTGCTGGAAATGTTCATTGGAGAGATCCAATTTTATTTAAAGATGAAGATAATACAGAAGTTTTGACAATGCATTTTTCAACCATGGAAGATCATCTTAAATTAAATTCTATTTCAAGAACACAAGAGGCAAGAGATAAAAGAATGTCTATTTGGAATGAAAGATTAGATTATACAAAATATAAAACTGAATATGATTTAAAAGAAAAATTATTAAAAATTAAAAATAAACAAAAAATATAATGGGGTAAAAATGGAACAAACAACAATAGATATGGTAAATGGTTTGTCAGAAATAGCAGACTATATGCAGGATGAAGAATTAACAACAGCATTAACATTTATTGCTAAAATAATTATTAAACCAGATATTCCTTTAAATGTTGCAACAGTTGAAATTGTAAGGCTACAAGCAATTGCAGCAAAGATGGCATTTAAAGCAACATGGATGGCAAATGTAGATAAATCTGACCGTGGAAAAAAGAATCTATATTATACAGCAGCAGAATCTATTAATAATTTGGTATCTGCATTAAAATATATAATAAGATAATCTGCTATACTTAATAGAACAGAAACGGAAAATGATGACAAAGAGTTTATTGCAACAAATAATGATAAAAAAAGATACACCAACACCGAATTCGCTAGATGTTGATTCTTTAGTTGAAAAGATAAAGTCTGGCTATACAGTTAATCGTATAGATAAACATACTCAAAAGAAAACATTTGCTCCATCTACCATTGCTTATGGTCACGGAGAGTGTCCGAGATACTGGTACCTTGCTTTTGATGGTCAAACCTTTGAAGATAATGCAGATGCATATGGTGCAGCAAACATGACTGCTGGAACAAAATCACATGAAAGAATTCAAGAAGCCATGGGAAATGTTGAAAATTTTCTTGTAGATTCTGAATTTAAAATTACATATTCTGATCCACCAATTTTTGGTTATGGTGATGTTATGCTTAATTGGCAAGGAGAACCATTGCTTGGTGAAATTAAAACCATGATGAATGAGGGTTTTGAATATCGCAAAGCACATATGAAGCCTAAAACTGGTCATCTAATTCAATTATTGATTTATATGAAGATTTTAAAAAAAGCAAAAGCAGTATTGATTTATGAAAATAAAAATAATCACGAACTTTTGGTTTTGCCAGTAGAAGTAAATGATCATTACCGTCAATGGGTAGATCAGGCTTTTGAATGGATGAGAACAGTAAGAAAAGCATGGGTAGATAGAACTCTTCCTAAAAAGAATTATAGATCTAATTCAAAGATTTGTAAAAACTGTCCAATTCAAAAAGCATGTTCTTCAGCAGACATCGGGGATGTAAAAATAAATTCCTTGGAGCCTCTGACTGATGAAGCATTGTAGTTTTTGTGATAAAACCTTTACTTCAATAATTTCTTATCAAATATATTGTTCTGTAGACTGCAGAGAATTAGCAACAAAAGAAAAAATATCAGCAAGATATATACACACAAGAAGACAAAAAAGAGTTGGAAAAGATAGAAGATGTAAAAGTTGTGATAATGTTTTGTCTATATATAATGACGAATCTTTATGTATGGACTGCAATGTTAATCCAGTAGAAGTAAAAAAGATTTTAAAAAAAATAAAAGGAATTGCAAATGGTAAAGAATAAATGGGGAGTAGAAATTAAACCAAAACGCATTTGTGCAATTGATGCAAGTACGAATAGCCTTGCTTATGCAACCTTTGATGATGAACATTTAAAAGAAGTTGGAAAGATTAAATTTGAAGGAAAAGATATTTATGAAAAAGTTATTGATGCTGGAAGAAAGTCTAAAGAATTATTTAAACATATTGTAAATGTTGATGCAATTGTTATTGAGCATACAGTATTTATGAATAGTCCTAAGACTGCTGCAGACCTTGCATTAGTTCAGGGTGCATTGCTTGGTGCTGCAGGTCAATCAGGTATTCGTATTATTGGCAAAGTAGCACCAATTACTTGGCAAAATTTTATTGGCAATAAGAAAATTTCTAAAGATGAAAAACTATATATTAAATCACAAAACCCTGGTAAGTCAGAATCTTGGTTAAAATCTTATGAAAGAGAACTTCGCAAACAAAGAACTATTAACTTTATTAATATTCAATATGATAAAACTATTAATGATAACGATGTAGCAGATGCTTGTGGCATTGGGCATTGGGCAATTAAAAATTGGAATAAAGCAACAGGGGTTGACAATTAACGATATGTCTGCTAAACTATATACAAGTGAAACATTTATGCGTAAACGCTATCTTGTGGATAAAAAAAGTCCAGAAGAAATTGCCAAAGAGTGCTCTGCAAGCGTAGAAACAATATATGTATATCTTGCAAAATTTGGATTGAGGAAGTCTAAAAGATGAATAAAAAGAAAATTGTTTTAGCCTTAGCCATTGCTAGTGCGGTTGGAATTACCTATTCAATTTTAACATTAAAAGATATACCAGACCTTTTTGACTGGGACTTTGATGATGAGTAATAATTTAAACATTACGGTAGATCAAGTTAATCATCCACAACACTATACAACAGATCCGTCTGGAGTTGAGTGTATTCAAATAACAAGACACAGAAATTTTAATATTGGAAATGCTTTTAAATATTTATGGAGAGCAGGACTCAAAGATGAATCTAAAACTATTCAAGATTTAGAAAAAGCAATATTTTATATTAAAGATGAGATTAATAGATTAGAGGGCAAGTATGTCAACTGAAGACGATGTTATTAAACATTTAGATCAAGTTAATCTTGTTGTTGAAGAATATTTAAAAGGAAATGATCCAACAACAATTTCAAAACAGTTAACAATTCCAAGACAAAGAGTGGTTGCTTATATTGATGAATGGAAAGTTGGTGCTTCAAATAACGCAGCGATTCGTGCTAGAGCAAAAGAAGCGTTGTCTGGTGCAGATGCACATTATAGTAAATTAATTTTAAAGTCTTATGAAGTTATTGATGAAGCATCTATGACAAATAATCTTAGTGCAAAAACTGCTGCAATTAAACTTGTTATGGATATTGAATCTAAAAGAATTGACATGCTTCAAAAAGCAGGACTTCTTGAAAATAAAGAACTTGCAGATGAAATGGTAGAAATTGAAAATAGACAAGAAGTTTTGGTTGGAATTTTAAGAGATATAGCGTCCTCTCACCCAGAGGTTCGTGATTTGATTATGCGTAAACTTTCTGCAATATCCAAAGAAAATGAAATTATAACGGTAATATCAGATGTATGATGATTTTTTAGAAGCACTTAAAGACAATAATTTTAAAGAGATTCCAGTAAATGCTAAAGCATTTGTTGAGGGAAAAGATTATTTAGGTCAACCACCACTTTCAGATATACAATACGATATTGTAGAAGCAATGAGTCAAATCTATAGATTAGAAGATGTTATTGATATTTTAGGTGAAGTTGAAGGCACAAGATATTATAAAAAATATACAAAGAACGAAGTTATTCTTCAACTTGGCAAGGGATCTGGAAAAGACTTTACATCTACAGTAGCATGTGCATATATTGTATATAAGTTGCTATGCTTAAAAGAGCCAGCAAGATATTTTGGAAAACCTCACGGTGATGCTATTGATATTATCAATGTGGCTATTAACGCCCAGCAGGCAAAAAATGTTTTCTTTAAGGGATTTAAAACAAAGATTGAAAATTCTCCATGGTTTGCTGGAAAGTTTAATGCTAAAGCAGAAAGCATTGAGTTTGATGATTCAATAACAGTTTATTCTGGACACTCAGAGCGTGAATCACATGAGGGTTTAAATCTTATTTTAGCAGTGCTTGATGAAATTTCTGGTTTTGCTCAAGAAGTTAATACTGGAAATGAACAAGGAAAGACTGCTGATAATATATATAAAGCATTTCGTGCTTCAGTAGATTCTCGTTTTCCAGATCTGGGAAAAGTCGCACTACTTTCATTTCCTCGTTTTCCAGGAGACTTTATTTCACAAAGATATGATGATGTAGTTGCTGAAAAAGAAATTATAAACCACACACATAAGTTTATTATGAATCCAGATCTACCAGAAGATGCCGATGGCAATTCATTAGAAATTAATTGGGATGAAGATACAATCCTTTCTTATAAATATCCTGGGGTATTTGCATTAAAAAGACCAACATGGGCAGTAAATCCAACTAGAAAAATTGATGATTTTAAATTAGCATTCTATACAGATTTAGGAGATGCTATGCAAAGATTTGCATGCGTTCCAACTTATTCTTCAGATGCGTTTTTTAAACAAATTGAAAAAGTAAGATCATGTATGACATTAAGAAATCCTTTAGATCCATATCGCAGATTTGATGAAACCTTTAAACCCGATCCAGATAAAACATATTACATCCATGCTGACCTTGCACAAAAACATGATAAGTGTGCTGTAGCAATAGCACATGTTGATAAATGGGTAAATATTCAAGTAATAAAAGATTATTCTCAGGTTGCTCCTGTTGTAATTGTAGATGCGGTTGCATATTGGGAACCTAAAGTAGAAGGTCCTGTAAATCTTTCAGAAGTTAAACAATGGATTCAAAATCTTCGTAGACTTGGATTTAATATTGGAATGGTTTCATTTGACCGTTGGCAATCTTTTGATATTCAAAATGAATTAAAGCAGGTTGGAATGAGAACTGAAACAGTTTCTGTTGCTAAAAAACATTATGAAGATATGGCAATGCTTGTTTATGAAGAAAGACTTGCAATGCCAGCAATAGACTTATTATTTGAAGAACTTACAGAATTAAAAATAATGAAAAATAATAGAGTTGACCACCCACGCAAAAAATCTAAAGATTTAGCAGATGCTGTGTGTGGTGCAATATTTGGAGCAATTTCACATACTCCAAAAAATATGAACACTGAGGTTGAAATTCATACTTTTAGTGATAGACCAAAAGTTGACACAAACCAAACAAGTGTGATAGAATATAAACCTATGCCAGATGATGTAAAAGAATATTTGGATAGATTTAACCTACTATAAGAAAAGGAAAATGAATGAATTCATTTAAGAAAATCTCTATTGCTACTGCTGCAGCCCTAGCAATTACAGGTCTTTCTGTAACAGCATCTTCTGCTGCCCCATTGGCAGTAACAGTTGCAAGTGCAGCAAATACCACTACATCTGCAGCACCATCAACAGTTGCTGTTCCAGTAACAAATGTTATTGATGCAGCACACTCACTTGCTCTTGCAGCAACAGCAGATACAGGAACATCAGTAGTGTTCACTGCTTCATCAACTGTTAAGTTGGTTTCAGCACTTAATACAACTCTTGCACCAGTTTCTGTTGCATCAGGTGTGTCATCAATTTCTGTAACATCAACAGGTGTTGCAACAACAGTGTATGCATATACAACATCAACAGCAGTTGGTTCAGTAACCATTACAAATGGTGCATATTCAACAATCGTTTACGTACAGGGAACAGCAGGAGTTGCAGCAAATGTTGCAGTTTCAGTTCCATCAGCAACAGCAGTTGGCACAGTTCCAACAATTAATGTTTCTGCAACAGACGTATTTGGAAACCCAGTTGCATCTGAGGCTGTTTCTGTAACATTGATCGGTGCAACATTCTCTGATGCATCAATTACAAAGACTCTTACAACTTCTGCAGTAACTTCTGCAGCAGGTGTTACACCAGTAACAGTATTGGGTTCAGCAACAGGTACGCTTGCTACCGCCGTAGCAGGTACAGTAACTGTAGTTGCAACAGATGCTTCAATTGCAACAACTGCAACAGGTCTTCCTGCAGCAGTAAAGTCAGCAATTGCAACATTCTCGGTATCTGATCTTGGTGCACAAATTGCTGCACTTAATGCACAAGTATCATCATTAACTGCACAACTAGCAGCATCACTTGCTGCTCGTGCAGCAGATAAGGTTACAGCAGATAAGGCTCTTGCAGATGCAAACGCAAAGGCTGTTTCAGATGTTGCAAAGGCATCAACAGATTCAGCAACAGCACTTGCAACAGCAAAGGCTGCATCAGATGCAGCAGCAGTAACTGCTGCAGCAGCATATAAAGCAGAGTACAATGCTCTTGCTACAAAGTGGAACAAGGCTCATCCAAAGGCTAAGGTCGCACTAAAGAAGTAACTTAATCCAACAACTGGGGGGATTGGCTAAATGCTAGTCCCCCTTTTTGTATAATAAAATGGTATAATCATCTTATCAGACATCTTGTCTATAAGGGGGAAGGGTAAATAAAAAGATTAATTCAAAGATCAGCACTTGTAGCATTATTATTAATGTTGTGGTTTTTATTTTCTCCACAACAAAAAGCCCATGCTGATGAAGCCACAGTACAGGTAGCCCCTACTCTTACACCCATTTCAGACACATCAACTGTCGTAGCGGTCACTATAGCCTCTATACAAGCAAAAATAGATTCATCGACAACAATTTTAAATTCACAAGCACAAGTTCAGTCCACAAATATCATAAATACTGTAGTAGCCAATAATCCAACGGTAGATAAACAAACAGCAATATCTATTGCCACAACTCAAGAACCAATAAAAACAGCAGTTGAGCAAGCCTCTCAAAAAGTTGGGGATGCAAATAATGCCATCTCTTCAGCACAAACAGCAATACAAGTTATCATTGCAGCACAAACAAATGTTGATACTCAAACAGCAACAGTAGCCTCTACTCAAGCAGCAGTAAATTCCCAAACAGCAATAGTAACGCAATCCTTTACTATTGTAGATTCTGCAACTGTTACAGTAAATGATGCTCAAACTACTTTAACAACTGAGGTTGCAAAGTTACCAGATCTTAAAGATACTCAAAGAACAACAGAGTCTGGTTTTTATACAGAAAACTCTAATCTTGGAACTGCTACAAGTAATGTTCAAATAGCAGAAACAAATTTAACTAATGCTATAACAGATTTAACTAATAATGGAACTATTCAAACAACAACTAATGGTGTAACTGCAACTGTATATGCTGCAGGTGGAAGATCACCTGCACTTCCCGCCTCAAATGCAACTCCAATATTAACTACTACTGTTCCTCAAATTACTTATAACTGGGGCAATGGACCAGTTATGGGTACACGATCAGACGGGGTAATTGTAAAGTTTACTGGAACTATCACCATACCAAATGAAGCAAATTTATTAAGATATGCAGTTTATTCTGATGACGGAGCATTGCTTTATATTGATGGACAAGTAGCAATTAACAACTGGAAAGATCAGGGTTCTACTTGGAGCCAATACAGCCAAACATACAATGTTGCAACAGATAAACAACAAGATTTTACTCTTTGGTATTATGAAAATGGCGGGGGAGCAGTATGCACTCTAGGCTGGATGATTATTAGAGCAGATGGCACAGGTTATTTTACAAGCCCTACAGCAGTAAATTTTGGTACAACTACAACCACAGTAGATCCAGTTAAACTTGCTACTGCAGATGCAGCAAAAGCCAATTTGGGTTCTGCTAATTCTGCATATGCTACACAATTAGCAGTTAGAGATGCTGCATATCAAGCATGGCAAGATGCTATTCATGCAGTAGACGCACAACAATCAATTATTGATGCAGCACAAGCAGCATATGATACTGCTCAACAAAACCTAACAACTGCTCAGCAAAACCTAACAATAAAACAACAAAACCTAACAAACTTACAGTCTAATTTAGCAGAAACCTCACAATCTTTGATAGTAGCACAAGAAACCCTACAAGTCTCAATTCAAACTGCAGACTCTCTTGCAAATACTGCAACAACAAAAGTAAATGAAGCAGTAACTGCAATGACAAATGCTGCTCAAGTTACACAAGATTATTATGCAGAGCAAGCAAGAATTGCTGCAGAAGCAGAAGCAGCAAGACAAGCAGCGATTAAAGCAGAGGCTGATCGTCAAGCAGCATTGGCTAAAGCAGCAGCAGAGAAGGCAGCAGCAGATGCAGCATTGGCTGCACAACAGGCTGCAGATGCACAAGCAAGAGCCGAAAGGGCACAGGCTTTAGCAGAGCAAGCAGCCAAAGAAAAAGCAGCAGCAGAGTCTGCAGCAGCAGCACAACAGGCTGCAAATGAAAAGGCTGCAGCGGAAGCAAAGGCAGCAGAGGATGCAAGGATTGCTGCTGAACAAGCAGCCAAGGAAGCACAAGCAGCAGCAGACAAAGCAGCAGAAGATGCTAAAATTCAAGCAGCAAAAGATGCACAAGCAGCAGCAGATGCTGCTAAAGCAGAAACAGATGCAAAAGAAAAGGCTGCACGGGATGCTGCATTAGCAGAGCAAAAGGCTAAAGATGAGGCTGCTCAAAAAGCACAACAAGAAGCAAATGCTAAAGCCGAAGCAGATAAAGCAAAGGCTGAGGCAGACAAGATAGCAGCAGATCAGGCTGCAAAAGATCAGGCAGCAAAAGATGCTAAAGTACAAGCAGATGCTGCAATTCAAGCACAAAGAGATGCACAGGCCAAGGCTGATGCACAAAAGGCAGCGGATGATAAAGCAAAACAGGATGCTATTGGGGTAAAACCAAATAGCCCAGATCAACTTTCAGATACAGTAGTTAAAGAAGCACCAAAAGAAGTGTTAGTTCCACACATACAACAAGACAAGCCAGGAATTGAAAATGGCGGAATAGAGTTCTTTGGAACAAAAACAGCACCTCAAGTTGTGGGGGAAGATGGAAAAATTACACCACCCGCACCTCCTCCAGGTTCAGGCCTACCAATTCCAGCAGATGCGATTACAACGCAGGATACATTTATTGGGCAACCTGGAGGAACAACATTTAATGCACCAGACATCGCAGTACCAGTTATTGAAACTCCAGTAACTGGAACACTTGCAATTGTTCCTGGAGTACAAGAACTAAATCATGCATTTGTTGCTATGTCAAATATCGGAAATGATATGTCACCAGTAACAAGAAAGAAAGCAAAGAAAATATTGGTATTAACCATAGCGGTTGCTGCCATCAGAAGGAGGTTCAATTAATGAAACAGTTCTTTAAAGATATATCAAAAGACTTTTTCAGTGAGATTTGGACATTTGTTGGGCTATTCTCAGCATGGCTCGTTCTTACTGGATCAGCAAAAACAGTAATTGGTAAAGTAACATTAGTATCATTTGTTGTTTGGGTAATAACCCTAAGACTAAGAAATCCAAAGGAAGGAGAATAAAAAAATGGTAAAAAAAATAGAAGAAGTTATAGAAGAACCAACTCAAGTTGGATCTGGAGCAATTGCAAGTGTAAATAATATTTTAATGCGTATTGTTGCGGTATTTGCGGCATCTGGATTGAGCGTCATCGGAGCAGGTGCTGTTGTAGGAATTAGCACAGTTAAGGCTGTTATTCTTGCAGGTACTCTTGGAGTTGCTACAGTAGTTGAAAGACTTGCTCGTGGATTCCTTGATGATGGAAAATTAACAATAAAAGAAATTAATGCAGCATTTTCAGCAGTAGACAAAAAGGCTAATTAATCATATTATCCCTAGGTTTATTATATATTCCTAGGGGTATTTTACTTTGAAAAACCTATCTGGTATACTTGATGTATACGAAAGGATTCTTTTTGATTATCAATAAAAATTTTGATAGAAATAAAATTCAAGAATTACATGGAAAAGAACATAAATTTTTTTATAGAGATTTAGATTTAGATTTAAACAAAATTTCAAAAGTTTTACATTTTCAATATGAAAGAATTAAAAAAGCAGAAATGCGTGGTGTACTACCAGTAGATTTTGATCATCCAGACCGTGAAATATTTATGGAGTCAAATTCTTTTTCAACAATAAAGTCTAGAGAATATAATGCTTTTCAAATGTATTACCCATTTATTCATGACATATATTCTTCAGTTGTTGATATGACAATAGAAGCCTGTAAATATTATAATATTGATTATAATGCACAAAAATATTATTGTCAGGCTTGGTTTAATATTAACAATAAAAATAATGGTGGAAAGTTAAATTGGCATGACCATGTAACAGAAAATGAATTAGATTCTACAACTTTTCATGGATATTATTCTATTAATGCAGAACCATCAGAAACTCATTACATGGTTGATGGTGAAGTTAAAATAAATAAAAATATAAATAATAGAGTTATTATGTCTAGAGTTGGCTATCAACATGCGATGCAAGATTGGGACTGGGAAGGTCCTAGAATAACAATGGCTTTTGATGTGACACCACTAGAGGGAATAAGGCAAGATTTATTTCATTTAAGTAAAATGAAAGAACATGAAACTTTTTGGGAACAACATTATTTTCCTTTGCCACAGTTGAAAAACATATAGTTTTGTGCTAAACTTAAATATAACAAAGGGGGATAGTGTATGACATGTATTGCAGTCGTACGCCATGATGATAAAATATACATGGCTGGAGATCGAGGTGCTTCAGATGAAGGCACTATCCTTTCTTTGGATGCACCAAAGGTTTGGAAAATTGGACCATATTTAATTGGTTATGCTGGATCTATGGATGGTGAAAGAATTAGGTATAATTTTAAACCAACCCCACCCAACATTAAAGATACTGATAAGTTTATGCAAACTAGATTTATTAAAGAACTTCGTGAATTTTATAATGAGTTTTGGGTTGATACAACAAAAGATGCAGACCTTGGTTTAATTATTGCAGTTCGTGGTGAAATATATGAACATAGTTCTGCAGATATGTCTTTATCTAAATATACTCTTCCATATTTAGCAATGGGTTCAGGAGCGGAATATGCTTATGGTGTTTTATATGCAACTGATAAACAAAAAAATGCAAGGAATAGAGTAGTTCAAGCAGTGAATGCAGCAATTAAGTTTAATCCATCTTGTATGGGTCCAGTTGACATAGTAAGCATGTAAGGGTATACTTAATATATGAATCACACACATGATGATTTATCACCAGAAGAACAAGAGTTTAATATTTGGTTGTCAAATGGTATTGATCGTGGTTGGATAACACCACCATACTGCAATACACACGATGGCGGATATGAATATATTGGTGAAGAAGAAGCAGAAGAATGGGAAGCAGGGGGCGACCCATGTCAACATGTCGTCAGATTGACGATATCGTAAAAACGAAAAGGAATAAAATGAAAAAGATCGTTGCATTAACAGCAGTATTATTTTCAATTGTAGTACCAGTTCAAGCACACGGAGAAGAAACAAAATCTCTTGTTATTATTGACTCATATTTTCAGTCAAACATTGCACCAAACCCAATTACACCAACTGGAACTGCTTGTCCACAAACAAAGCCAGTAGTTGGTGCTACGGCATCTAGTCCATACAATCATGGTACAGCCATGTATGCAGTTGCAAAGTTGCAAAATTCAAATATTAATATCATTCCAATCTGTGCAGCAAATTCAACTGCAGATGTTACACCAGCAATGTTTATTAATGCACTTTCATGGGTAAATAATAACTCTGCAAATATTTCTGCAGTGTCATTTTCAAGATATTTTAATCATGCCACAAAGCCATGCATGCCAATTGCCAGTGCACCATGGACTCCAGATACAGCAGATCAAGAAATTCGCAGACTTATTATTTCTTTGAAGAGTAAAGGAATTTATGTTTTTGCGTCATCTGGAAACTTAAATAATAAAACAGTTACATATCCAGGATGTATTGCAGATACAATGTCTGTTGCACATGCTAATGAAAAAGGACAACCATTGGCTTGGTCAGATCAAAATACAAAGTTTTTTGTAAGGGTATCTGATGATGGAGCAAACTCAAACTATTCTACAGTTTTTGGATTAGTTGGACACTCTTCTTCTTCAGCAACTGCTGCTGCTGCTGCGATGTGGGTAACTAATAAAATTCCTTTTGGAATTGTAAAGGCAAAAGCCTAGAAGGTTTTGGGGTGTAACTCAGATGGTAGAGTGCCGAACTGTTAATTCGGATGTCGCAGGATCGATACCTGCCACCCCAGCGAGTAAAAAATGAATAGAGATGATTTTTTAAACAAAAATATTCTCGGATCTGAATATTGGGTTAATTCAGAAAATAAATCTTTTATTGAATTATGTGAAGGCAACATGCTTATGTATAATGATTGGAAGTTTCCAACACATATACAAGAAACTGAGTATAAAGATAAAGTAATTAAACCAATAAACAAATATGCTTTATATTTTTATCCAAAACCAGAATTAATTAAAAAAAATAATTGCATAGTTTTAAGACAAAAAACACATGCAGAAATATGGGTAGAACCTAAAAAAAATGGAATATATATATTAGATAGACCATGGCAAAGACAGTTTTATCCATCAAAAAATATTTATAATTTTGAAGAAGATTGTTTTGATATGGTTTTAAGATTTTATATGCCATGGTTAATCGATGTAGATCAAAACTTTAAGATTAATTCTGTACAAGGTTCACCATTTAAAATATTGAATGAATCCGTTTCTTTTTTTAAATTTAATTATAAAGAAAATAAAGTGGATACTCAATGGATTGATTTTTTTGTAAAAAAGAATTCAGACTACATAGATAAATATTCTAATAAAATTTATGGCATTATACAATTAAATACCCCAATGTATGATATAATTATAGAAGATTCAAAAACAATAGAACGGATACTACTTGAGTACAACCAATAAGATAACCTTTACTATAGGAAATCTTGATAGTTATTTTGTTGAAAACACTTTGCCACCAATTGAAGCATATAAAAAAATTCCAGATTGGTATAAAGACCTTGCTTCATATAGAAGTGGTTCTAGTAACAACATTAAATATTTGTGTCCAGTAAATGATAGAGGACAAGATGGTTCGGATGTGTCAACAAAACTTTGTACACCCTTTATTGACGCAATGGTTTCTGGATATATTCAACCACTATCAGAAGATGTAAATGTTAGAGTAGATGAAAATGAAAAACCATCTTTAGAATGGAGCAGTACTCTTCAAATTATTGATGTAAGACCAAGCGTAGATTTAGCAATACCACAAGACTGTTATCCAATTCATTTTGGTTGGAAAATGGCTTGGCACTATGAAACACCTCCTGGATATTCTGTTTTAATTACGCATCCATTTAATAGGTTTGATTTGCCATTTTATGTTCCTTCTGGAATTGTTGATAGTGATATTTGGGGCTTGCCAGTATTTTTACCATTTTTTTTAAAAAGAGGTTTTGAAGGAATAATTGAAAAAGGAACACCACAATTTCAAATGATACCAATAAAAAGAGATAAGTGGGAGTTAGAAATAGATAATTCAAAAGAAACTTTTTTAAAGCATAAAATATTAGAAGAAACTCGCCGTGCAAGTATGACAGGTCATTACAAAAAAACGGCATGGCAAAAAAAGAATTATTAGTTATGATAAACTATACTAAACAAAGGAGTAAAAATGAACGAAAATAATATATATAAGTTACCAAAAACTTATGACAAAAAACATAAATTTTTTGAAAAGTTTTTAAATAATGATTTAAATGTTTTATCAGGTTTTTTACAATTAAAATATAAAGAAATTACAGAATCAAA